AGGATCGAATGGAGCTTGAGGGCAGAATCAGATTGATGCATTTATTTCGTCGTTTTTGCCGGCCGCATCTTGGCTTGAAGTCGAAGATACTGGAACGGGGACCCTCCGGAGTTTGGAGAACGCGGATGCTACGCAGCGCGAAATTTTTCCAGATTCTAGGTGGCTTCTAGGGGCACTATATTTCGCTGTGGGAGCCACGCAGGAAGAACTCGCCCAGCATCTTGGCGCAACCCAACCCTCCATCGCTCAACTGTTTAAAAAAGGAATTCTCACGCCGGGCGGCGACCTGGATCAATGGCGGCGCGAGGCTTGGACTTATATGTGCGACTGCGCGGCAGGCCGGCGCGGTCCCCTCGCCGAAGAACGGACCCGTCTGGCGGCCCGGCAATCGGAAAAAATGGAAATAGATCTGGCGGTCAAGCGCGGCGAGCTTGCGCCGCTGACCGCGGTCGCGGAGAAAATTTTTATTCCGCTCATCAATGCCATCAAAACTAAAATCCTTTCCTATCCCTCGCGCTGCCGCTCGCTCGAAGAGAGCTTCACGCCGCGCCAAATCGAGGTCGTCGAGTCTCTCGGCCGCGAATTACTTGTCGAGCTCAGCCATGAGCGACTCTCTCCAGAGTTCCGAGGCTTGGTGGACAAGTATTATGCGCGGCTTCATGCCGCCGCCAAAGCTCACGGTCAGCGAATGGGCCGATCGGTTCCGCTATCTAAGTCCGGAAAGCGCCGCCGAGCCCGGCAAGTGGCAAACCGCGCGGACGCCCTACCTGCGCGAGCCCATGGACGCCGTAAGCGATCCCGACGCGGAGACGATCGTTCTGATGAGCTCCAGCCAGGTCGGGAAGACGGAAACGATTCTTAACATCATCGGCTATCACACGCACCAAGATCCCTGCCCGATGCTCTGCATCGAGCCGACTCTGGATATCGCGGAATCCTACAGCAAGGACCGCCTGGCGCCGATGATCCGCGACACGCCAGTGCTCTCCGAGATTGTCCGCGAGCCTCGTTCCAAGGACGGCTCGAATACTTTGCTGCATAAAAAGTTCGTCGGCGGGCATATCACTCTCGGCGGCGCCAATTCGCCCGCCGGCCTGGCGTCTCGACCTGTCCGAATTGTCCTCTGCGATGAGGTCGACCGATATCCGGTGAGTGCTGGCGCCGAGGGCGATCCGCTAAGTCTCGCAAGCAAGCGCGCTACTACTTTCTGGAACCGGAAAAAGATCTACGTGAGCTCGCCGACGATCAAAGGTCTCTCACGCATTGAGAGCTGGTTCGAGGCCTCCGACAAGCGTTTTTACCATGTGCCCTGTCATGCCTGCGGCGCCTTTCAAAAACTCGAGTGGGAATATGTTCGCTGGGAGCCAGGCCGGCCCGAGACGGCCGTCTATGTCTGCGCGCTTTGCGGCGCTGCCTGGACTGATCCCCAGCGCCACGAAGCCGTGATGCTTGGCCGCTGGATCGCCGAGGCACCGTTCAATGGCGTCGCCGGGTTTCACATCTGGGAGGCCTATTCTCCGTGGTCGCGCCTCGCCGACATGGTCGAAGGTTTTTTGAAGGCCAAGCACGCCGCGGATATGGGCGACAACGAACCCCTCAAGGCGTTCGTCAACACCAGCCTCGGCCGCACATGGGAAGAAAAAGCCGAGACGGTCGCCGCAGCGCCGCTACTCTCCCGGCGGGAAAATTATTCCCCCGCAGCGCTGCCCTGGCCGATTCTTTACCTGACTGCCGGCGTCGATGTGCAGGACGACCGGATCGAGATCGAGGTCGTCGGCTGGCGCTCCGAAAAACGCGCCGATCCAGAAGAGAGCTGGGGCATCGAGCACAAGTTATTTTACGGCGATCCGGCTAAGGCTGAGCTTTGGAGCGAGCTGGACGAATTTCTCAGAGGCTTTTATAAGACCGAGGACGGCCGCCAACTCCGCATCTCCTCGGCCTGCATCGACTCCGGCGGACACCATACGCAGCAGGTCTACAAGTTCTGTAACACGCGCATCGGCCGCCATGTTTACGCGATTAAAGGCGCCAACGGCGCCAGGCCGATCTGGCCCAAGCGAGCCGGTAGATCGAAGAAGCATGCCGGCTCGCTGATCTGGCTTGTCGGCGTCGATACAGCCAAGGACGCGATCTATGCCCGCCTGCGCATCACCGAGCCCGGCCCCGGTTTTTGCCATTTTTCGAGCGACTATGATGAAGCCTTTTTCAAACAGCTCACGTCCGAGCAAGTACGGACGCGCTACATCAAGGGACACCCTGTCCGCGAGTGGCACAAGCCGCCTGGTGCGCGCAATGAGGCGCTCGACGTGAGGGTCTATGCGCTCGCGGCACTTTATTCGCACCAAGTCCCATGGGAAATCTTGGCGAGAAGCGTCGCCTCGCCGGCCGAAGGCGCGGAAGCTCGAAATCCGAAGTCCGAAATACGAAACGACGATCCAAGATCCAAGCCTCCGCCAGATCCGAGTCTCGGCGGGCGAAAAGTTAGATTTAGGTTCGGAGGATGAGCGATCTATTTCATATCGTGCGCATTATCAGCAAACCTACCCTAACCGGACCCACCCAGATTTTCCTTGATGGTCTCGAGATAAAAGGTCTTCGAGACTATTCTTTCGACCATCGGTTTCCGGGACCGAAATCTTTGACGCTGACCATTTTGGTTGAAGACCTCGTAATAGAAAAGCCGGCGAGGCAAAAGTGATCTCTTTTGTCTGCTGGAAATGGCGCGTGGCAGGGACGGCGCGGGTTTTTTCTTCCGAGCACGTGAACCTTTTGCGGGCGATGATCGCGCGGCACTATAAGAAATCTTTTCGGCTGATCTGCATCACCGATAAGAGCGATGGGCTTGATGCCAAGATCGAAGCGATGAAGATCCCCGAGGCGGCGCACCAGGCCGCGGCGCAAATCGAGAATCCGCGCGGCGCGCGTTTCCCCAACTGTTACTCTCGGCTGTGGAATTTTTCGCGCGAGGCGATCATCCTTGGAGAGCGAATTTGTCAGATCGATATCGACCTCATCATCCTCAGCGACCTGGTCCCGCTTCTTGACCGAGCCGAGGATTTCGTCGGCTGGTCGGACCGCCGCTTTGAAAAAAATAAGGTCGCCGGCGGTATCTATCTCTTGCGTACAGGCTCGATCCCATGGATCTGGGAAGAGTTCTCCCCGGCGTACTCTCCCTCACGGGCTTTTCGCGCCGGGTTTCTCGGCTCTGACCAGGGATGGATATCTTATTGTCTGGCGAACAGGTCCGATCCGAAACCGAGCATTGGACTATGGCGCAGCGCCGAGCTGCTCAAGATCAACTGGACCCCGCCTTTTTCGACGCACGCGCCGCCGGCGCGGATCGTTTTCACCAATGGCGTCAAGCCGCCGTGGAACTCTGCCACTCAACGAAAATATCCTTGGATCAAAAAGCACCTTCATTTATGAGGAAGATTTTCTTAGACGTCGGTGCGAACACCGGGCAGACTCTCGCCGCGGCGCTGGACCCGGTCTTCGCATTTGACCGCATCGTCTGCTTCGAGCCGGCGAGCATATGCTGGTCTTACCTATCAGAGTTGGCGGACGAGAGAACCTTTATCGCCCGTTTCGGACTTTGGAACCAGAACTGCGAGCGACCGTTGATCGAGCCGGGGCGAAAGGGCGCGAGCATCTGGAAAAAAGAAAAGAGTGCGCGCGACGATAGGGAGACTTGTGAGTTTCGCCGCGCTAGCGAATGGTTCAGGCAATTTATCGATGAGGGCGACGAGGTTTTCTTGAAGCTCAACTGCGAGGGCGCGGAATGCGATATCCTCGATGATCTACTCGACTCTGATGAGTTCAGAAAAGTCTCCTATGCAATGATCGACTTCGATGTGCGAAAGATCGACTCCCAGAAGCACCGCGAGCGGGAAGTAAGGGAGAGGCTAAAACGCGCAGGCATCGGCTTTCCGCGCGTCGCTTTCGCGCGCGACGTGATGATCGGCGAGACTCATGGGGCGAGGATCAAGAATTGGCTGAAAATGATCGGAGCATGACGGTCGAGAGCCAGCGAGCTGAGTACGGCTATAAAACATTGAAGGCCTATCACGATCTGATGCGCGACTTGGGTCAGTTCGAAAAATATCCCGAGTTGGCCGCCAGACTAAAAGCCATGCTGGAAGTTTACGAGCCTCGATGGAAGCAGCGCTCACTTTGATCGTCCCGTTTTATCGCAACTGCGCGATGCTCAAGCGTCAGGTTGAGGAGTGGAACAAATATCAGATGGGGGGATGGCATCCCAACAATCCGCCCAGCCTGAACGTCATTTGCATCGACGACGGTTCACCGGAGCCCGCGCTGCCGATCATTCGGCGGAATTTGCGCCCGGACTTTCGAGGGAGCGATGCGGTGCGATTATATCGGATCGACGTTGACATTCCATGGAACCGGGGCGGCGCGCGCAATCTTGGTGCGCATTTGGCGGGCGCGGACTGGATCGTCCAGGTCGACATCGATCACATTTTCCCAGCGGACGCAGCGATCGCGCTATCTGATTTCATCAAGATGAGGCGAGGCTCTAAAATCCAAAATGACTGGTATCAGTTTCCACGCTGGCGCCGTGGCCGCGCCGATGAGACGCGGAAAAAAGATAGGATCGCGCCCGACGCCGAGTTCGGCGAGATTCACCCGCATGTCGACTCCTATCTAATCCGGCGCGATCTTTACTGGAAAGTCGGCGGCTATGATGAGGACTATTCCGGCGCTATCGGCGGCGGCAATCCATTTCTGCATCGGCTCGAATCGATCGCCGGCCCGCCGCTGATGCTGCCGTTGCCGATTAGGCTCGAAGTATACACGCGCAGCGAGATCGCGGATGCCAACGAGTGGACCCTGTCGCGTGACCCCATCGAGTATAAGCGGCGCAAAAAAGAAAAAGAGCGCCGTGGCGACACCGCGCCGAAAAATCCTCTCAGGTTTTCATGGAAGAGAGAGCTATGAGTGCGCCTCGGCCATCTCCTGACGAGGGAGAGGCGATCAAAGTCATCAGGCCGAGTTTTTATCCTCCGGTGGCCACCGAGTCAACGACTCTCGCAAAGCTGCTTGGCGGCTTCTCCATCGCGCGCTTCGGCGACGGCGAGCTAAAGTGCATGGATGCCCAGGGCTATTTCCGCGAGCCGCCCTCCGAGGAGCTTGCGGCGGAGCTGCTGACCGTATTCCGTTCGCCGCATCGCCATTGCATCGTCGGCGCGCCGACTCTCGACCCCGAGGGGCCGAAGTTCGCAGGCTGGCTCCGCCACGCAAAGCGTTTCTCCAGGCTCATGAACGGCGAAATGATCTATTACAGTGCCTTTATCACTCGGCCCGACTCCGCGCCGTGGATCAATTGCATCGAGTTCGCGCGCGACATGGAAAAGCTCTGGGCCGGAAAACGTATTGCTGTCTTATCGGAACGCGGCAATAAGATCCGCAAGGTCGTCGCGCTGTCGGCCAAAAAAATCAGACTGATCGGCTGCCCGCATCGGGAAGCGTACTCAAGGATCGATAAGCTCGAACGCGCGCTCTCGCGCGGCAAACCAGAGATAATCCTGCTCAGCTGCGGTCCGACAGCGACGTGTCTGGCCAACCGCCTCGCCGCCCGCGGCATCCAAGCCATCGATATCGGCAGTGCGGGCGGATATCTGCTGAGACTTCTGAGTCCGCGATGACCAAAATCCAAAAGAAGAAGCCCCGCGCGGACTAAAATCGAAAATCCGCTCCGGCCTTGGCGGGCGCAAGGTGAACTAAGCGGAATCAGCCCGGAGGAGCGCGCGGCGATCCAAAGGGAGCAGACTCTCGTCGGGCTCGACCTTACGATCATGAGACGATTTTCCCGACAGAAGAAGTTGCCAAAGCTTTCGGGAGTGCTGACGCCGACAGATTTTATTTCCACGGTCGGTGATGCATTCATTCTCCGAAGAGAAAAAAAATAATTTCACCACGCAGGCCTGGCCTTGCAAGGCAGGGCGAGGCGAGGCCTGGCAGGGCAAGGCGAGGCCTGGCAGGGCAAGGCATGGGAGAGAGATCGATCCGCTTGCGCGTTTCTCTTGCTTAACCGATAATCGTCGTCAAACATTGACCCGCGAGGCCTGCGGGAAATGAGGCCACTTTCGCAGCATCTCAGATCTCAGATCTCAGATGCCAAAGAAAGAGGCCTTTTTTTTGAAATTTGTGATCTGCCATTTGCAATAAGGAGCGAATCGACCGAAGCCATGCCTTGGACTACCGCTGACCGCGAGATTATTTTGGACGCTATCCGCGACATCGCGGAGGGCAAGCGGGTGACCTCGGTCACCACGGCCGATCGCTCGGAGACCTATCAGATCGCCGATGTCGGGGATCTTCAAAAGCTGCTCGATACGATCAATGCCAATGTGCAGAACCGGCCGCGGCTGCTGCGCTCGCGATATTCCAAGGGACTTTAAACTAAAATGAAAAAGCCACGCGCGAGGAACAAACGAAAACAGCCGAAGGCGCCTTTGACAAATCGGAAATCTAAAATCGGCAATCGGAAACCGGCCGGCGCCCTTCGCGCTAGAGCAGCCTATGAGGCGGCGAAGGCTGGACGGCGGCTCAGACTCTGGCAACCTGGCTCGCTTGGGCCGAACAGCGCCATGCTCGGCGATCTGACTCTGCTCCGCCAGCGCGCGCGCGAGCTGGTGCGCAATAATCCTTGGATTGCACGCGGGGTCAATAGCTGGGTCGCCAACGAGATCGGCTGCGGTATCACGTTCAAGGCGCAAAGCCCCGATCAGGCATTTAATCAGCAGGCCGACGATCTCTGGGAAAGACAGGTTCAGTATTTCGACGCCGACGGCATGATGGATTTCAATGGCATGCTCGCTCAGGTCGTCAGGACGCGGCGGGCCGCGGGCGAGATTTTTCTTCGCCGCCGCGTGCGACGGCCCGACAGTGGCCTGCCCGTGCCCTTGCAGTACCAGTTGCTTGAGCCAGAGTTTTGCCCACACAATCAAGGGGCAGCGACGACCAGTTTTCCCGGCCGGGTTGTAAAGGCGGGTATTGAGTTCAACGCGATCGGGCAGCGCACGGCTTATTTCATGTATCGGAGCCACCCCGATGACTTCTTTTTCACCAGCCAGTTCGTTAATCTCGACATCGTGCCAATCCCCGCCTCCGAGATCCTGCACCACTATGCGATCCTGCGGCCCGGCCAGATCCGCGGCCTGCCGGCGATTGTCCAGGCGATGATCAAGGCGCGCGAGTTCGACGAGTATGATGACGCGGAGCTTTTGCGCAAAAAAAATAAGGCGGCCTACAGCGGCGTGTTGCGGCGCGCCGCCTTCGATGAGAATGACTACAAGTTCGATCCCTTCACGGGCGAGACCTTGGAGAAAGACGCCTCGGGCGTCGGCATCCAAAACGTGGAGGGCGGCTCGATGATCCAGCTATTGCCCGGTGAAGACGTGACCATGTTCGAAGGCGACACGACCGGCCAGGGCTATGCGGATTTTATCCGCCAGCAGCTTCTCGGCATCGGCGCCGGCCAGGATGTGCCCTATGAGTTTCTCAGCGGCGATTTCTCCAAGCTCAACGACCGGACGCTCAGGGTCGTGCTCGCTGAGTATCACCGCATTTTAGAGCAAGATCGCTGGCAATTGACCGTCCCCCAAGTCTGCTATCCGATATGGCGAGACTTTATCGATATGGCGATCGTCTCTGGGGCACTGCCCGAGCCAGCCGACTACGAAAATCAGCGCGAGAGCTATTTAAAGGTCGCTTGCCATCCAGAGGGCTGGCCGTACCTGCACGAGCTCCAGGATGCCAACGCCGATCTCGCCCGGCTGAAGGCCGGACTCACGAGTCGAAAGCGCGTGGCAAGCGAAGCGGGCGAAGACATCCGCGAGATTGACCAGGAGCGCCAGGAAGATGACCAGCGCGCGCAGCAGATGGGGCTCACGGAAGATTACGGCGGGACCAATCCCGTCGGCGCCGGCGCCGCTCCGGCCGGGCCGCCCGCGCAAGGATAAGCGCGCCAGATCCCCTTTCGCCGGGCCGATGCCGCCTGTTACTGATTGATACTGATTGACCGGCGCGGAACAATCGCGCATAATCGCGACCTAAAGAGACTTTGCTCCGCCGGCCGGAGCCCAAGAGGCCGCCCATCGAAAAGATGGCGCGGCTTTTTTTTTGACCGAATGGCACTGACCCACAATTCAAAGCTCGCCGACAGCGAACCTGAGTGGAGCGCGGTCGACAAGACCAAGCTGCCGCGTAATGCCTTCGCCGATCAAGGCGAGGCGGACCAGAAATCTAGCTGGGGCTATCCGCATCACTGGGTGGAGAACGGCGGCGACCTAAACGACATGGGGGTTTTCACTTCCGGCGACATGTATCTGCATCGCGGCGGTCTCGACGCCGCCTGGTCCGCCGCCAACGGCGGGCGCACTGGGCAAAAGGCCAGCCAGGAAGTGATCGATCATCTCCAAGCCCATCGCCAGGCGCTCGGACTGACAGAGGGTAAAAAAATGCTCAATAAAAAAACCTGGTACTCGATCAAAGCGCAAAACGGCGGCGAGATCGAGATCGATATCTTCGATGAGATCGGCTTCTGGGGAGTCACCGCCAAGGACTTCATCACCGATCTAAAAAAATATCCCGACGCCAAGTCGATCACGCTGCGCCTCAATTCCTACGGCGGCGAAGTGTTTGATGGCGTCGCTATTTATAATGCCCTCAAGCGCCACCCCGCCAACCTCACCGTCGTCGTCTATGGCGTCGCCGCGTCCATCGCGTCGGTGATCGCCATGGCAGGCGACCGCGTGGTTATGCCGGAGAACACGTATTTATTTGTCCATGACCCGCTCGCGTTGGTGATCGGGGACGCCGCCGATATGCGCGATATGGCCGACGCGCTCGACAAGATCGCCGCCGGGCTGATCTCGTCCTACGTCGCCAAGACCGGCCAGGACGCAAGCCAGATCAGAAAATGGATGAATGAGGATACTTGGTTCACCGCCGCCGAGGCGCTCGCCGCCGGGCTGGCAGACGAGGTCACGAGCGCTGTCAAGATCGCGGCGAATGCGACTTTGTCGCGCTTTAAAAATCTTCCGGCGCCGCTGGACTCCCTGCTAATGGTCGAAGAGGAAAATGACCCTGACAAAGAGGAAATAAAAGACTCGGAGGAAATGGGGACAGTCCCGGCGCCTTCGGCACGGGAAGCAGGACCGTCCCCGCATGAGATCCGCGCCCAAGCCGAGAAATCTGCCAAAGAGATAGTCTCGCTCTGCGCAAAGGCCGGCATCGCCGATGCCGCGGCTAGTTTTTTAGACAGCGGACTCGGCGTCGACGACGTGCGAGCCAAGCTCGCAGATGCCGACAAGATACGCGCCCGGTGCGCCGCCGCCAAGCTCTCGGAGCGCGCCAACGGCTACATCAAGGCGGGCATGAGCGTGGGCGAAGTGGCCAACGATCTTTTTGACGTGCTGATCGCGCGCCAGGGGCCCGAGATCGATAACAAGCTAGGACCGGATCAAAGGGCACAGTCCACGGTTGGAAGGGAGACAGTCCCCTTCGATCCGCGCGCCATCAATAAGCGCTATCGGGAAAGAGAAGAAAAATTTCACGGGAGGAAATCATGAGCGTAACCGAACAGGTCAAGGTCGGACTGATTTTATCCGAGCTGCCCGGCCATCAATCGCGCGAGAATGTGACTATCGTCAGCGGCCAGGATCTCGCCTTCGGCACCGTAGTCGGCAAGATCACGTCGACCGGCAAGTACAAAGCCTATGACGACGACAACAACGACGGCAGCGAGGCGGCGGCCGGAGTGCTCGTCGGAGAGGATGTCGATGCCAGCGGCGGCGACAAGGACGGCGTGATCATCGTCAAAGACGCCGAGCTGAATCCGGATCTTTTAGTCTGGGCCTCGACCAATGACGCCACCGACATCACCAACGGCAAGACCGATCTTGCCGCGCTCGGAATCAAACTGAGGACCGCCGTCTAGGGTTTAGCGTCTGGGGTCTGGCGCCAAACGCTAGACGCTGGACGAAAGACGCGAAACCAAAAAATAAGGAGAAGAGAATGGATATTATCGACGTATTCAAAGATATTTTCACGATGGCGAGTCTGACCGATGCCGTGAGTCACATCGATTATGTTCCCGGCCGGGTAGGACAGCTCGGGATTTTCGATGTCCAGGGCATCCCCGATCGCAAGGTCGTGATCGAGGAAGAGTATCAAACTCTGAAGCTCGTGCCGACGGCGCCCTTCGGTGGCGTACCGGCGGCAAACACGACCGACGCCCGCAAGGCACGGCCGTTCATCGTGCCGCACATTCCGGTGATGGACGCCATCAGCGCCGAAGAGATCCAGAGCGTGCGGGCCTATGCCAACGGTATGGCCCCTCAGAATGCCCGGCTCACCGTCGAGTCCATGCGCGACAAAAAGCTCCAGCAGATGCAGCTCAAGCTCCAAGCCACTCTCGAATATCATCGGGTCGGCGCGATCAAGGGCGAAATCCTCGATGCCGACGGCATCACCACGATTTATAATCTGTTCACCGAGTTCGGTGTCGCCCAGCAGACTCTCAATATGGCACTGGGCAGCTCGACCACCGATATTCTCGCAAAGATCCGCCAGGCCCAGCGCCTCTCATTGACTGCCCTCGGCAACGCCGCCTTCACTGGCTGGCGCGCGCTCTGCGGCGATACGTTCTTCGACCAGTTCGTCGGCCACGACCGGGTCGAGGACAAATATCTAAACAGTGCCGACGCGCGGCTTTTGCGCGAGCCCGATCTCGCCTATGGCGCGATCGCGTTCGGTGGCGTGGTCTGGGAAAACTATCGCGGCTCGGTCGGCGGCGTGAGCTTTGTCGAAGGCGACAAGGCCTACCTCTTCCCGACCGGCGTTATGGGCCTTTTTATCCAGCGCAACGGTCCCTCGGACTATGTCGACCGCGTCAATCAGATTCCCAGTGCCGACGGCCTGCCGATCGAAGTGCGCAGCGAGATGAAGCCGATGGGCAAGGGCATCGATATCGAGGCGCAGATGAACCCGCTGTGCTTATGCACCAAGCCGCGCGCGGTCGTCCAGCTCGACAACGGCGCCGCATCTTAATCTTTTAGATCGCTGATCGAAATCGGATGGAAGCCCAGGTTGAAATATCGGATCGCGAGTCCGGCTATCTGGGCTTTTCTTCGTCTGAGAATCGAACGCAGACCCAGCGGTTGACCGTCGTCGGCTGGCTTTGGAAAAGTTCCACCGGCAAGGCGCGCTATACACCGGAGCATGCAAATATCTGGGCACGGATGATCCATCGACACCTGACTCTGCCCCACCGCCTGTGCCTCCTCACGGACTGGGACAGCTCGGCGCCGGGCGCGGACTTCGATCCGTTGATCGAGCCAGTTCCCCTCTGGTCCGATTGGCGCGAGCTCCGAAATCCCGCCTGGCCCGAGAACAGGCCCAACTGCTATGTGCGGCTGAAGGCATTCAGCGAGGAATTCGGGAAAATACTTCTTCACCACGAAGGACACGAAGGTCACGAAGGGCTTAATATCGTGCCGCGCTTTGTTTCGATCGATCTCGACTGCGTGGTTTTAAAAAATCTCGATCCGCTTTTCGATCGCGACGAGGATTTTCTGATTTACCGGCGCCACTTGGAGCAGATTCCCCAGGACGAGGTCAATGTGTATCAAGCCTCGATGTGGATGATGAAGGCCGGCGCGCGGAAAAAAGTCTGGGAAGATTTCAAAGGCCTCGCGAGCGTGCGTGCCGCCGATGGATATCTCGGCACCGACCAGGCCTGGATGCGTCATTCTCTCGGCGACGGCGAAAGCGGTTGGACTCGCGAGGATGGCGTTTACGGCTGGCCCAATATCTGCCGCGACCGGCGCTACAAGGCAAAGCCGCCAGAGGATGCGCGGATCATTTTTTTCTATGGCGGGGAGAAACCCTGGCACTTCGCGTCGACGGAGCGCCCGCGCTGCCATGCCTGCGGGGCCGACGTGCGCGTCAAGCCACCCTGGGAGCTTAACTTCAACCGCCATGGCGCGACAGACGATTATCAGTGGATTCCGAGGAATTACTGCTAGGAACAAAGCCATGGCGTTGACTTTAAAAGTTTCCACAGACCAGGCCGGGCTAGAGCGCAAGCTCGAAGAGAAGATTCTCAAGCGCGCACCACGCGCTGCCGCCGCGGGCATCAATCGAGCGGCGCAGGGCGCGTTCACGCTTTCGGTCAGGGAAATTCAAAAAGACATCGGGGCCACGGCGCAAAAATCGATCCGGCGAAATCTCTCACTCTCAAAAGCGAGCGCCGCCAAGCCCGAGGCCAGGCTCACGGCGCTTTCCTCGAAGAAGGAGCGCGTACCGATCTATGAGATCGCTCCCAAGCCGCGAAGCGTCACACGGCGCCGGCCTCCTGGCGGCGTGACCTATGGGCCGCAAAGCAAATTGATTCCCGGATCGTTTATCGCGCGCATGCAGAGCGGCCATATCGGCGTATTCCAGCGTATCAGAGACAAAAGATTGCCGGTGCGCGAACTTTTCGGACCTTCGGTCGCTTTGGTTTTTTCGCGCAGGAAAATCAGGAGCAAGATTCAGGAATTTTTGAAAGAAAAAGTGCCGCAGGAGATTGCAAGGGCGCTTAAGTTTGCTGGCTAATTGCTAAATGGCCGATTCGATCCGCAAGCTGATTTTGATGGATATCGAGGAAGCGCTGAAAACTGCTCCATCGCTTGAGACCATCGTGACCGGACGGCCCGAGCATTTCAACTTCGCGCGCCCGATCGCCGGATTTTTTCCGGCCAATGAAGACACTGAACTTTATCCGGCAGCGAGCGAGCTCAACGTGCTTGATTTTATCGTGCGGGTTTTGGTCGACGAAGAAGACCAGCACGCGCTTTATGAGCTTGAGGACGCGCTGGCCGACGTCGAGGCTGCCGTCAAGGCAGATACGACCCGCAGCGGCCTGGCCGAATACACGCACAAAACCGGCGTGAAATATCTTTACGTCGATGCCGAGCTGCCGCGCGCCGGCGCCGATCTTATGTTTTCCACCCGTTATGCAACCGAGGAGTCCGATCCGAGTCATCAAAACATGGAGTAAAGGAGAGAAAAAACAATGGCCAGTCAAATACTGCGAGGCAAAGGCGCCCAGCTCTACCGGAGAAATCCCGATACCCTTCTGTTCATCGCCGTGCCGCAACTGCGCGTGATCCCGGCGCCGTCCGCGACCCAGAACTATGCGGATGCGACCAACCATGACAGCCCTGGGAGCTTCGAGGAAAACATTGACACATTTAAGGCGGGCGACGAGGTCGCGCTCGTACTCGTCTACCATCCCGACATCGAGATGCATAAACAAATTTATCTCGACTTTATCGCGCAGACTAAGCTCCTATGGCGCACTCTGCTGAGCAACACCATCGACGGATGGGAATTTGAAGGTCGTGTGAGTAAATTCGACATGCCGCTTAATTTCGACGCGCCGGTCTTTCTCAACTGGTCGATCAAGGTTACAGGGTTACCGACGGCTGTCGAAATCTCTTAAGCCGCGGCCCGCAAATCGAATCCGAAGCGAGGAGGGGAAAATGCTAGTCGAAACCGTCGAGGTCGAGCTCGATAAAAAGCGCGAGCTGCGCTTTAGCATGGAAGCGCTGATGCTGGCCGAGCGCGAGATCAACCGGCGCCGCGGCGCTCGGATCTCCGAATTCGTCAACATCGAGTATCTGATCATCGCGGCAGCCTCGGCGCAAGTGAGCGGCTCCGGCGGCTTTCCGCTGGACCTGATGACCGTGCTTCTGTGGGCCGGCCTTCGCTGGCAAGAGCCACAGCTCTCGGTCGAAACGATTCCTCAACTGATCGATCAATCGCCTCTCACACACGGCGAGATCATGACGCGGGTCTGGGATGCCTACCTAGCGCAGAACAAGCGGAAGTCCAAAGAGGCGCAGGACGAAGAGGAAAAAGACAAGGAGCACGACGGCGACCCTTTGGCCCGACGCCCTGGCTCGACCACTGGAGTTTTGCAGTAGTCGAGCTCGGGCTTTCCGAGGAACGCTTCTGGTCGCTCACCTGGACTGAATTCGATGCGCTGGCCACGCGCTTTCGCGACCGGGAAAAAAGAAAATACACGCGCGCCGGCGAGATCGTCGCCGCGACCTACAACGTCTACCGCGACCCCAAACGTCACTCCAATCCTTTCCGCGCCGAGGATATTTTTCCTTGGATCGGCGAGCGGCAGGCTTCCGAACGCATCGCGCAGGCAAGCGACGCGGCCATCGATCTATTTTTCAGCGGCATCGTCGCCGAGGCGGAAAAAAACTCGCGCGGCAATCTCAAGGCGCAGCCGAAAAAGAAAGTCAGCAGAGCCGAAATGATCGAAAGCTAAGGAAGCATGGCAAATTTCAAATCTCAAATCTCAAAATTATGATATATGAAGCGAAACCATAGCGAGCGAAGATAGTGGCCGACGAAATCAAGCAAACTATTGTCATTGAGGCAAGCCTCACTAAGATCCAGCAGGATCTGAAAAGCCTCGAAAGCAGCTTCAAGGGCACATTTGGCAATATCCAGCAGGCAGCGGGACAGCTTTCCGGCGTCCTTGGCGTCGGCCTGGGCATCGGCGCCGTGGTCGGCTTCGGCAAATCGGTCCTTAATCTCGGCGATCAGCTCTCCGATTTAAGTGCACAGACCGGCCTCACGATCGCGACACTGGGCGGCATCAAGCCGGTGCTCGATTCGAGCAATTCCTCGCTCGAAACGTTTGCGAAAGGGTTCGGCAAATTTCAGCGCAGCCTTGGTGACTTCGAGGGCGAGGGCAAGCAGGCGGCGGAAGCATTAAGGGCGATCAAGCTCGATCCCGCCCAGCTCGCCAACGAGTCCGCCGACAAAGCGCTGCAACAAATAATCAGCGGTCTTGGCGGCGTAGCGAACGCCAATGAACGCGCCGCGATCGCCGGCCGCCTGTTCAGCAAATCCTCGGCGGAGCTGATTCCGACTGTGCTCCAGCTGGCGGAAAATGGCATTCCCAAGCTCGACGCGGCCACGGCCGAAGCGTATGAGCGATTGGGCAAACTCGCCGATCAGATCACCTTTGCCAAGGCGGCGTTTGCCAATCTGACCGTGCAGCCGCTGGTCGCCGTAGTCGAATCACTGTTCGATGTCGGCAGAACCACCGGCGATGTCGTTGCCGGCCTAAGTGAGGTCATAAAGGCATTATCCGGCGGAAAGGATGCCTTCGATCTCGTCACCACGGCAGCTAAGGGAACTTCTTACGTTTTTGAGCTCGGCGCCTTTTCCGCGCTGGCGCTTACGGAAAGCCTGCTCAAAATTCTCAGGGTCGCGCCGCTAGTCGCGGAGGCGCTGACGTTTAACCAGATCGATTTCGGCTCAAAGAACTTCGACAAGGCGATCGAGGGTGTCGAGTCGAAGATGGAAAAGATCGGCGACCGTTTCCTCGCCAATTTCGACCCGAGCAAAAATCTGGTGGAGGCCGTCAAAAAACGGCAGCCGCCCTTCCAAGGATTGCTGCCGAACACAAGCGCGATAAAGACCGCCACTGAGGCGGCCAATGCTTTTCTCGAATCGATCGAAAAGGAGATCCTTAAGCTCCAGGAACAGAACATCGCCTTTTTCCAGGGCGCCGATGCGGCAAAGAAGTTCGCGATAGAGCAAGAGCTCGCGGCCAAAAAGCAGCACGTGATCGCACAATTGATCGCGGGCGGCACTTCGCCGGCGGGCGCGCAAAAAGCCGTCGCCCAGGCTTTCGCCGGCATCGATCCAGCCGCGCTGGCGAACAAGATCAAAGCGGCGCGCGAGGAGTTTATCGCGCTCTCCGAGCGTGCTTCGCGCGATCCCGAGTTTTTAAATCGCGTCTTTGAGATCCGCAATCTCGACGAGCTGCCGAAAAAATTGGAGTCGGTTATCGAGCGTATTCGCCAGGCGCAAGAGCCGGCGCCGAGCGGCGCGCTAAAAATTCTCGATATCCAGGCGATCGAAGCAGAGTTCAAAAAAGCCCAGAGCGATGCCAACTTTTTTTCGCAGGTCTTCGGCGATGCTTTCGACAAGTCGGGCAAAGAGGTCGAGGATTTGCGCGCCAAGCTGCAAAAACTCCGCAGCGAGCTCAAGCTCGGGCCGCAGGACGAACTCGTCATCAAAACCAAGGCGGAGCTCGATCAGGCCGAGGTCGACAGGGTTCTCGACAATCTTAAAAAGAGCATCGAAGACACTTTTCAGCGGGCGAATATATTAGGGCCGCTCGAGATAAACGTCCCCGCCGAGATCGGCGACGCGCAGAGGGCGGCAATCGATCAACTGCTGAAGCTGCGCACCGGCGCCGGCCGCGCCGCGGCGGCTCAGCTCGGCCCGCAGGCGAAACTCAGCGAAGCCGACACAGTTCTCAGAAATCTCGACCTCGGCCTGCACCAGACTGCCGTCGAAGCAGAGCTTCTCGGCAGCGCGGTGGATTTGCCTGCGGAGACCGTTGGGAAGCTAACCGATGCGATCCGTCAGCTAATCTCTCAGGGCCTCGATCCGCTCGATCCGCGTTTGCAACAGCTCAAAGCCCAGCTTGAGGACGCCAAGGCGGCGCAGCACTTTGCTGATGCTTTCAGCGGTGTCGCTTCGGGCTTTTCCTCTTTCCTCGACGACCTCAGCGGCGGAGCGAAGCTCAAAGATGCGCTGAAAAATCTCACGAGCAATATCCGCCGCGCGCTGAACGAAGCCTTTATCACCAAGCCTCTCGAAGATTTCATCAAGAGCCAGGCAAATTCTCTTTTTGGCAAGATTTTTCTCACTCTGCCGGGCCTCGGCAAGGGAGCGGCCGGGATCGCCGGAACCGCGGCAGATCAAGCGAGCATCGCCGCTATCCAGACGGCGGCGACTGCGGCAACGACTGAAATCACCACGGTCGGGAGCACCGCAGAGGCCGGCATCACTACTCTCGGCGCGACAACCGAAGCGAGCATCAGCGCCCTACAGGCGACTGCGATCGCCGCGATCGAAACGGCCAACGCATCGAGCTTGGGCGGCGCTCTGCCGGGCATTGCCGGCGCGGCGCAATCTTCTTTCGGCGGCTTTGGCCTCAATCTCGCCCAAATCCTAACCAACACGTACAGCTCAGGGGGAAAAGTAGAATGGCGCGGTGCGCCGCGACTGGAGACCGGCGGCAAGGTAGGCTCCTCGAGCAGCAGTGAAATCCGGGCAAAAGATTCTCCCCTTCCTCATTTTCAAAGCGGCGGCCTCGCGCCGGGTGAAGTGCCGATCATTGCGCACCAGGGCGAATACGTCCTGCCGAAAAAAGCGGTCGACCGGATCGGCCTGGCGGATCTCGAACGCATTCGCAAGGCGGGCGCGATCCCGAAGGAGGTCGCGGCAAAAGTGCTGACGGCACACGAACGCATGCTCCCGCGTTTCGAGGGCGGCGGGCGAGTCGTCGTCTCGGAAGCTCGTTCCTCGATGGTTGAGAAAACGGTCAATAGCACGCAGATCACGAATGTCGCAAATAGCGCCGGCCTCTCTCGGTTCCAAGCCGGCGGCCTCGCGCCGGGGGAAGTGCCGATCATCGCGCACCAGGGCGAGTACGTCGTACCGAAAAAAGTTGTCGATCGGATCGGCGTCTCTAATCTGGACTGGATCAGGAAAAATGGCGCGATCCCGGCCGAAGTCGCGGCCAAGGCGCTCACGCGCTCGGAACGCGCAATGCCGCGCTTCGAAGGCGGCGGTAAAATATTTTTCCACACACGCGCCCTGCCGAGCTTTGATTTCGGCGGCCAGGTGGGAAGCTCCGAAAGTAGCCCTTCGGTAATGGCCGCGCCGGCAAGTCTACTTGAACGCAGGACAACCTCGCGCGGCGCGGATGCGATGACGATCAATATCATCAATCCCAATTTTCAAAATCGCCAGTCCATGCAGCAGATCTCGGCGCAGCTGGGCAGGCAAGTGAAAGCGGCTGCGCGGAATAGTTAAAACACGCCTATGGCCCACGAGATAGCATTCCTCGAATCGCCGATCTTTCCGACCGATGTGAGCTTTCACCAGCCGGGCGGCGCGCTATTTAACACCGACGTGGCCGTGTTGGAGTCCGGTCGCGAGCAGCGAAATTCGTTTTGGCCGGAGCACCGGCGCCGATTTACTCTCGGGTATGGCCCCCGGCTTTTAGGAAAGGCCCAGCTCGTCAACCATATTTTTCGCGCCTGCCGCGGCATGGCGCGCGGTTTTAGAGTGCGCGACTGGCGCGACTATAAGAGCGTTCCGATCACGCGCGCCGGACCCGAGGCCGAGAGCGAGGACGCGATCTCGGCGACCGATCAGGTGATTTCGATCGATCGGGCGACTACTGATATTTTTCAGCTTATCTATACTTCGCGCTATGGCAGTTTTTTCGAGCGCAAGACGATCACAAAGCCGAGAGTCGACACCGTGCTAGTCGCGATCGAAGGTGTGGAGCTCGGCCCGACCGAGTTCGACCTCGACTACGTGCCCGATGATCTCGCCGCACTCGGACACGAGACTGTCGGACGAATCACGCTCGGGACCAATATCCAGCGCACCATCTCCAATATCACCAACGCGCCGGCCGCAGTGGTGACGACCTCGACGGCCCACGGCCTCACTGACGGCCGCTCAGTTCATTTTGGCTCGGACATTGGCGGAATGACCCAGATCCGCGGCCAGCGCGGGACCATTAGCGGCGCCAGCGGATCCATCTTCACCGTCGATGTCGATACGAGCGCTTATTCGGCTTTCACCACCGGCGGGACTTTAAATACCCAGCGACAAAATTTCGCTTTCGGTGTCTCGATCATCGGCATTGCGAAAAAAGCGTTAGCGCTGGTGACGAGCTCCGGCGCGCATGGTCTCGTCGCCGGCGATGTCGGGATCTTTTCCGGGATCGGCGGCATGACGCAGATAAACTCAGTGGAGGCGACGGTGGTCGAAGTGATCGACGCCAGTCATTTCCGGGTCGACGTGAACTCGCTCCTGTTCTCCACTTTTACTGGCAGCGGCACTTTCGCGGTCGCCGAGCGGATGACCGCTGGCTATATCTACGACCTCCCTGTTCGCTTTGACACCGATCATATCCCTTTCAGTTTCGAGGCCTGGGAGGCCGCTGGCGTCGATCTGCCGGTAATTGAACTGAGGCTGATATGAAATCCGCCAGCGCCGCGCTCGCCGACCACATTGGCCTTGAAAACACCTCGCTGTGCATGTGCGTGAAAATTATCCTGACAAAGTATCAGCCGCAGATCCTGCGCATTTTCAATTCAAATCCCGGGCTGGTGCAGACCCAATGGCCTCATGGTTTCGTCGACGGCGACACTACGAGAATCGTCGGCGTGCGCGGCATGACGGAACTGAATAATCGAGAGTTCAACGTGCTACGCGTCGATAACTATTTTTTTCGCATCGATCAGGACACCACGGCCTATGGGGAGTATGAAAACAAAGGCGAGGCGCGCAAGGTGATCGGATTCACCGAGTTTATTCGCGATCTAATCTTGGACTCGGACTCCTGAAATGTTGAATTACTATGTCGATCCAGCGGGAAACGATTCCAATCCCGGCACTCTGGCTCAGCCGTTTCTGACCGCACAGCATGGGGCCGATGTGGCTCAGCCTGGAGATACGGTCTTTTTTCGCACCGGAACCTTTGCGCCCTTTCATGCAGTGCGCTCGGGCGCCGAAGGTTTGCCGATCACTTTTAAGGCCGATAGCGGACAGAGCCCGGTAATTAACTACACCGTTGACCCCGATTCTCCTCCCAGTCCAGAAGTTTTTTGCATTGATCTCTCTTACTGTTCCCGGATTGTCGTAGACGGCCTGACGACCATGGGCGGCAGCACCGGTATTTTGACCTATGGCGGTAGCGACAATCAGATTCTCAACTGCATCGTCACTGGCGCGATCGGCACCGGCATCTCGAGCTGGGGTGGCAGTAGCCGCAATCTGATCAAGGGATGCACGGTTTACAACAATGTCCTGCTCAATTGGCCGCGGGGCAAAATCTATGACCGCGGGGGCATCTGGGGTGCGGGCGTGACTTCGCAGGGGGGCGGAACCGATAATATCGTCGAGGATTGCCTGATCTATTGGAATCACGGCGAAGGGCTGTCCACAGGTATTGGTTCCTCGCGCACGATCTTTCGGCGCAATGTCATTGCTGACAACTGGAGTGTCAACCTCTACGTCGATGGCGCGAACGACGTCACCCTTCAGGAGAATTTTGTTTTTCTCTCCAACGCGGCCAAAACCTGGCCGACGGTGGATTCCTTTGGCCGCAATCATAGCAATTCGCTAGGCATTGGCGCGGCTGTCGAGCCCGACTCAAGCTTTCAGCCCAGTCTTTCCGGGCTCAAGGTTGTTAAAAATTTGGTGGTAAATGCTGGCGTAGGCTTTCAGGCTTTCCCAGAGGAAGCGGGGCATCTTTTCGCGAACTGGCTTATCGCTAACAATACGTTCGTTGACAACGATGTTGGCGTCTTGATCGACAACCGGGGCGCCGGCATCGATGCGATTACCTTCGCCAACAATATCGTTCGTGGCGGTGGCAATCAGATTGCCGGCAATCCGAGCATCCGCGTTAATCCCGCGCCCACAGACAGCAGTTTCATCAGCAATCTTTATTATAACCCGTTCGCGCCGAACGAATTCTACTGGGGCGGCCTAAGCGGCACAGATTTTTCCGCCTGGCGCCAAAAGGCCGGCGAATCCGGTTCGCTGCAAGCTGATCCATTACTCGTTGAGGAGACGGTTTCAATGCCGCGCCTCTGGGATGGCGGGCTCGGCTCTCCGGATATTTTCGATCCCGCGATAGTGGAAAACTTTTTTCTACAGGCTTCGAGCCCTTGCATCGATGCGGGCGAGCTCGTCATCAACGGCATCGCCTACACTGGAGCCAATCCTGACATGGGCCGCTATGAATATGGCGGCGAAGACCTGCCCACCGTTGATGTCGTTGTAGCCCCTCCTGCGGTTTCGCCCGGTGGAAGCGTGACGGTCGATTATTCCAGCAGCGGAGACAGCGTCGATATTCCCGGCGTCGGCACTGGCCTGCCGCCGAGTGGATCGGTCAGTTTCACGCCGACTCCGTCTCAGCCGACGGTGATCGTTGTCGCGCAGAACTCCAACGGCTCGGTGCAACTCCAGCAGCCGGTCGGAATCTTTATTCCGGGTCTTCGCTACCGCTCAGGCGTCGGTTACATGCCGCGCTCGATGAAAGGCGGGTCGGATCTTAGCGTCGATTTTATGGAAATCGTCCAACTGATGCCGAACCGTGTCAAGTCTGAGGCCGCTGGCATTATCATCGAAGGATTGAGCGATACCGATCTTGACGTCGGCCGCTTCGACCATGCGCGCGCCGAACTTTTTTATGTGAACTATAACGATCTTTCTCAGGGCAGGATTATTTTGCCCGGCAGCGGCAATATTGGCCAGATCAAGATGAATCGCGGTACGCATGAGAGCGAGCTCCGCGGCAAGACGATTTATCTTCAGCAGATGGTCGGCGATCTTTACTCCAAGCTCTGTCGCGCAGTGCTGGGTGACGATGTCCACGATTATCGCCGGCCGGGCTTTGGTTGCCATGTCCGGCTCGATCCGCCGTTCTGGCGTGCGGGGCGGGCGTTCGCCATCACGGATGTCGATACAACGCTTAAGGAAGTTACGGTCGCGGGGAACGCACCCACTTCGGCGAAGATCGGCATTATTAATTCCGCGGGCAATAACGGGACTTACTCCGTCCTGACTAGATCCTATGATTCAGGCGCCGACAAAACGACCTATGGAGTCAGCGAGGCCATCCCGAGTTCGACCGCCGACGGGACGCTGTTGGTCGGAAGATATTGGACCCTCCGGCCAGCTGGGGATGCTGGCGCTGGCTCGGTGGTGAAGCCGAGTCTCTATCTTAATCGTCATTTTTATTGTTCAAAATCGGGTCTTGGAAATGTGATCGAGCCCGACTGGGATCCGCGCATCGGCGCTGTCACTCTCGACGGAACCGCCGAATGGACCGCGATTCAGGCGCTGACGGTTTTTGGCTCGGTAACCTCGGTGCTCAACCGGCGCTTTTTCTTGGACAGTATGCGCAGCGAACCGCCGACCCTTGGCCTAGGCGTCGGCGCGCAGATCGCGAACTATGCCATTCGCGTTGTTTCTCAATCGCCGGCCTACTTCGAGGTCGACGGCGACATCACCAGCTTTTTTGAGTCGGGCGCGACCGTTACGGTTATCGGTAGCGACGGCAACGATGGAGTTTACGCCGTTAGCTCGGCGAGCCTCGACGGGGCGCGCACTCGCGTCAACGTGTCCAGCTCGATCCCGAGCGCGAGCGTAACTGGATTTATTTCCGCACCGATAAGCGCGCCGCGCGGCTTTTTCGCCTATGGCAAGCTGACTTTCTTGAGCGGTGCGAACCTCGGCATTAGCAAGGAAGTAAAAGATTTTTTGACGACTTCTTATACGATCGTCGCCGTCGATACCGCTGCGGATAAGTTTTTGGTCAGCGGCGATCAGACGGCGAAGTTTACCAGTGATCTTCGCTTCTCAGTTAACGGCTCGACGTCTAATGACGCGAACTATGATGTCGTCTCCGCGACATACGATTCGATGACGGATCAGACAGCGATAGAAGTCTTTCAGGACGTGGTGAGCCCGATCGCCGATGGGACCATTTTTGGTCCCGGCGGGCAGTTCGAGCTCTTCGAGCGCATGCCCTTCGATATCGAGATCGGCGATCAGTACATGTGCACGGCCGGATGCGATCTCGCCGCAGCGACTTGCAAGGCGAAGTTCGATAATATTTACAATCTGCGCGCCGAGGTCGAAATACCGGGCACCGACGTTTCCTTGTCCTTTCCGGAGTCGAAAATATGATCGGCGCAAAATCCGAAATCCGAAACCTGAAATCCGAAACCCGCCGCCTCGGAGATTTCGTCAAATATTTTCTGGCGCTCCCTTTTGCGAGCCTTGTGCCGCGCGAATTCTACGACTTCGGCTCCGTTCTTTCGCTCGTGCTCCATCGCGAGCTGCCGTTCCAGGCCGAGCTTTTCATGCTACGGCCCAATCGCGGCTTTCCGCGCGATCATCGGCATCCGGATGTCGAGTCGGTCGAGTATTGCCTCGCGGAATATGTTCCGCTGATCCTCAATGGCGTCGACCTGCCAAAGGCTGCCGGCGAAATTTCCAATCGCGGCTCGCTCTATATCGTCGGCGCCGAGGATTGGCACCGGGTAGGAGATGTGCCAAACGGCGGACAGTTTTTGAGCTTGCAGCGATGGAATAACGGCATCGTGCCGACCTCGGTCGGGTTAAACTGGGAAGGGACTCCGGTGAGCGAACAGCATCGCAGGCTGCTGCACGAGACACCGGGCGCGAAATGGATCAAGACAGTCAGGCGCGAGGCATTGGCTCTATGATCCGACAGGAAATAGTCGCCGAAGCCAGGACTTGGAAACGGACGCCATTCCGCCACCAAGGGCGGCTAAAGGGTATCTCCGCGGACTGCGCCGGGCTGGTGGTAAAGGTCGGCGAAAAATTTGGCCTGATCTCCGAGCACGACGCGAGCCGATGCGACTATGGGCGCTCGGCCAATCCGATCAAGATGCGCGCCGTCTTGGAGTCCCTTTTCGATCGAGGCGAGCTCGGTGCGATGCGGCCGGGGGATATCCTCTGGTTGCGCACGACGGGCGATGGCGCGCAGCACGTCGGCATCTTAAGTGACTGCAACACCCTGATCCACGCCGTGCCCGAGCGTGAAGTCGAAGAATGGCCAATTGCCGGAGTGGATAAGACAAGAATCGTTGCGGTTTACAGATTCAGGGGCCTGAAATGAAAAATCCGGTGTGCATTGAGTCTCTGTCGGTGATCGAAAATCATAATGCGCCCGAGAAAATTCGATTTCGTGCATCGATCCTAGAGGCCCAGCGCGAAATGGTGGAGGCGATCAAGAGCGGCAGGCTCGTCGATCGCGCGGAACTCTGCCCGCTCCGTCACCGCTTCACGCCTCTGAGCAAGGAATATGGCTGCTATACCTACGCGCGCGAGATATTTATCCCCAAAGGCACTCTGATCATCGGCAAGATTCACAAGCACCAGCATCTGAATTTTATCCTCAAGGGCAAGGTTTCGGTCAACACCGAATTCGGCAAGAAATATTTCGAGGCGCCTTGCACTTTTATCTCCGAGGTCGGCCTCAAACGCGCCGTCTATGCCGAAGAGGATACAATTTGGACGACGGTGCATCTCACCAGGCTCTCAGGCGAGAACAATCTCGGGGCGATCGAGGACGAGTTGATTGCCAAAAGCTACGACGAGATTGGCCTCGCTACAGAAAATCCGAAACCCGGACAGCCCAAATTCGAGAATCCAAAATCCAAAATGGAGCTCACCGAATGACCTTTGTCGGCGTTGCAGCGGCGGTGGGAGCCGGCGCAGCAGAGTTACTCGGCGCGGCCGGGGCAGCCGTCGCCACCGCGGCGGCCGAGGGCGGCGTAGCGGCGGGGGCGGCGGGGGCGCTCGAAGGGACACTATCGCTATCCACGATTTTCCAGGGCGCCTCTCTTGCATGGTCGATCGGGTCGACCTTATTTTCGGCTATCCATGGCAGCTCAGGCATCACGACTCAGGGACCGAGGCTCAGCGATCTGCATGTCCAAAGCGCCGCCTTCGGCTCGGCGATGAAACGAACCTGGTTTTTGTCGCGGCTGGCTGGGGAACTTATATGGATCGGCAGCGATGGCAAAGGCGGGCGCGGCATCCGCGAGCATGCACGCAAAATCACCGCCGGAGGCAAGGGCAAGGGCGGCAGCGCATCAACGGTCGTCTATAGCTATGACGCCGATTTTGCCGTTTCGATTTGTTCGCAGTCGGGCGGAAGAGTTAAGGGAGTGCTGCGCATCTGGGCGGGGGCGAAATTGATCTACGATGTGCGCAGCGATCTCGATGCAGCGTCACGCATCGCGACCGCGATGAATCTGGGCAACGCCACGATCACTTTTTATGACGGCAACGAGGAACAGCAGCCGATCCCGGCGATGGAGGCGCTCGCCGGCGTTGGCAACGTGAGCGCGTATCGCAATCAATTTATCGCGCTCTTTCAAAATTTCGATGTAACCAATTACGGCGTGATCCCACAATTCAGCTTCGAGGTCTATACCGATGGCAACGAAGACTGGACCGAGATCCAGCTATGGGATGTAAACGACGCATATGGCCACGGCGCCGGACGGCGGATCACTTGGAGCTACGTCGACGGCAACGGAGAGCTCGAGGTCATGACGGCTCTTCCGGGGTTCACCAATTACACGAGCTATTTAGAAGACGGACTGCCGGCAATGCGCACCTATAAGCTCTTGGCCGACGGCTCGGTGATAGATGTCCAGCGTCCCGACAATCCTTTTCCGAACGATAGCGCGAGCGCCACGCTCGGGCGAAGCGACGAAACGGCTTTCATGACCGCCGAGCTCAACACTCATGTACTCATTTTTCCCGATCGCGCCGTGCAGATCGCACGGCCTCCGACGGAACTCTGGGCGCATGACGACTTCGGCGTTACAGAGATCACGCAGTGGCACAAGAAAGGCAACCTACTCTATGCGATCTTCAATGCCGGATACGTTGGCGACGCCCACGTCGCCGTTTTGAACATCGAAGGGGCTGGTGCGATCTATCTGCAAAATTCCGAGGCGATCAACAGCGATTCGGGCTATGATCCGAGCCATATTATCGGCATGAACGTCGGCGAAAATTACATGTGGGTTCTGCGCGGTGGCAACACGCTTTTGAGGATCGATCTGGAGACTCTCTCCGATGTGCAAGTGTATAATCTCCCTTTTACTCTCGACGAGTATGCAGCCTCGCTCTGGGTCGATAACGACGACCTGATCCATTTTTTCGGCGGCGCGACGGGCTCGCGCGCCGGCTTCTACGAATATGTTCCCTCAACCAACAAACTCACGACCCTTGGCACCGCAGCCATGCCGAACGGCGGGCTCTTCGACGGGCCGCCGAATCTGTTTATCCGAAATGGCATATGGTACACCGGCCAGAACGTTTTCGGCATTTTTGACATCAATGTTCACGCCTGGGCCCCGGTCGCACAGGGGCTTTGCGGGCGGCTTTATGTCCCGGTGCGCGATGTCTGCGTTTCATGCGGACTCGACGAAAATGAAATCGATGTCAGCGACCTTCAGGAAGAACTTTGCGGCTATACGCTCGACCAGCAGATGAGCGGACGCGACGCGATCCTGCCGCTCCAGCGCTTCGGCTTTTTCGACGGACGCGAGAGCGATTTGCTTTTGGATTTTCCCGTGCGCGGAAAAAACGCGGTCGCAACGATCCCGGAAGAGGATATGGCGGCCCGGCCCGGAGTGGACGCCGATCTGCCAGCGGTACTTTCCACTACGCGCGGCCAGGAGACCGAGCTACCGATCCGCGTCCACGTGCGCTATCGCGATATGGACGCAGACTATGAGACTGGGCATCAATACAGTTGCAGGCTCATCACCGAGTCACAGCAGGTCGAGACTGTCGACCTCGCCATCGTTATGAACGCGCACAAGGCGCGCCAAATCAGCGAAGTTCTGATGGCCGATCACTGGCTCGAGCGCAGTCCGAAAGAAATCAAGCTCTCGCGTAGATATATGCAACTCGACGCCGCTGATCCGGTCAATCTGGAGGTCGCGGCATGACCACGCGGATTATCTCCGGCCGTGTCTCAGAGATCCAGATCGGCGCCGAGGGAATCATCTCGGCAAAAATATTTGACGAGGACCCTTCGATTTACAACTCACACGCCATCGGCGAGCTGGTCGATCGCATGGGCTATCCCAATAGCGTGCTTTCGGTCGCTGGTTCGACTGCTCTGAGGCTGATGGATATCGCTACTCTGCGAGATGCCGACGATGGCGCGGGCTTTTACGCGGCGATGCGCGGCATGCTGCCGAGTAGCTGGAGCACAGCGCTCTTGCTCAAGAGTTATGATGAGACCGCGGAATTTTCCGAGATCCTGATCGACGACGATCCGGCGGTCATCGGCTTCAATCTCGCCTATACGCCGGAAATTAAACTGATCGACGGGCCCACGTCAGTTCTCGACTATGATAGCCGGCTCGATGTCGAACTGCTTCCGGGCGGCTCTCTAGAGTCAATGAGCGCCGACGATATGCTTCGCGGTGAAGTCGGATATCTGGTCGGAAACGAAATATTGCTCAATGCCGCCGTCCAGCAACTGAGCGCGACCCGCTGGCGGCTTTTGGGGCCGATGGTTAGGGGATGGAAAGGGACGGAGTGGGCTATAGCCCATGGCGGTGGGCAGGAGCGATTTGTCCGGCTCGACATTGCCAGCACCAAGCGAGTCAACGATACACTCGCCGATCTCGACAAGCTGGCGTTTTTCAAAGCAGTCACCAGTGGTCAATCACTCGATAGCGCCGCGATCACGCGCTTTACCGATACCGGAGTTTCGCTCAAGCCCTGGTCGCCCGCCGATGTTTCGGCGAGCTTCGACATGAGCGATAATGTCGTGATCATCTGGCGGCGCCGATCGCGGCTGGTCGGACGAAACGGGCGCGATTTTTACGATCCGCCTCTGGGCGAGGAAAGCGAAAGCTATGAGATCGATATTTTGAGCGACGATGAGACCGCGGTAAAGCGAACGCTTACGTCGACGACGGCGACCGTGAACTATTCCGATACCGATCAGACTACCGATTTTGGCGGACTCAAGAGTGAGAATCTCCATGTGAATATCTATCAGATGAGTGCCGCCGTGGGACGGGGCTATGCGGGACATGCCATCCTAAATCCCGGCGGTTCGAGCATCACGGCCTTTTCGCTTCTTTTCCAAGATCACAACATCATGCATTTCGAGGATGACACAGCGGCGGAGGTACAGCACTAGAAATGGGCTTCCAAGTCTATCCCGATCTGGCGACGGTCAGCGACGTTCTTTCAGGAGACTTGCTTCTGCTTACCCGCCCGAGTCTCGGAGCGGCGGGGAGCAAGGCGATCGATGCTCGGGATTTTTTAAAAGCGGTCGCCGCGCTGATCGCAGCGAATACCTATATTATCCCCGGCTCGATGACGGCGACCCAGCCTGGCAATGCAATCATCGCGCATCATATCCCGCCGGTGCCGATCCTGATTCCCGCGGCGTCCAATCCGACCGTCGCGCACGCCCTGATCACCGCGACTGGGGCTACTACCCTCTCGGTTAGAAAAAACGGCACGCAGTTCGCTACTATCAATTTCAGCGCGGGAGTCGCCCTGGGCTCGTTTACGATTGGCTCTGACACTTCTTTCAATGGAGTTTCGGATTATCTGACCGTCCTTAATCCGGCGACACCGGATGCGACGTTGGCAATCTGCACCTGGTCGATCTATGGGACGCGCATCTACTGAGGAGGCCTAAAAAATGGGATTTCCGGTCCGCCCGACGGGTTTTGACTGCTACACTACGCCGACTTTTTATTTTAACTCGACGAGCGCCAGCTCTGGGTCGATCAGCATAGGCGCCTATGGACGAAACAGTACGAGCGGCCTGCGGCTGAGCGGCAATAATAGCGGCGTCGTCACGCTGCGCGCGCGGAAAACCATTGGCAGCATCGGCACGCTTTATACTGCTTTTTCCTTTAAGCTCGGAGCCATTCCCATCACCGTAAGTCCGGTGAGATTTTTGGAGCTATACGACGCCGGGACTTTGCAGCTCTATTTCGAAATCCTCACAAACGGCACGATACGAGTGTACCGCGGTAATGGAACCGTGCTGGGCACGACTACTTTCTCCGTCATCGTCAACACGATCTATCACTTCGAGGTCAAATCGATCATTGACAACAGTACGGGCAGCGTCAGCATCCGTATCAATGAGAGCGCCCTTACCGCATTTACCGGTCTCGATACGCAGAACACGGCCAACGCGACCGTGGACGAGGTGGTGCTCTGTAATAATAGCGATGGCGGCGGCTTTGGTGTAACGGTCAATCTCGATTTCGACGATTTCATTCCCGTGCGCGACGACGATTGGAACGGCGACTGCCAGGTCCGCGAAGATCTCCCCACTGGCACGGGCGACGTCGACGACGGCGTGGCCACGGGCGCGGCTGATAGTCGGCAGGCAACCGATGAAGCGGACCCCGATGACGACACGACCTATACCGCACTGCAAAACGTCAATGACAAGGTGCTGCTCACCTATCCGAATATCCCGACTACAAGCGAGGTCATCGCGCTTTTTCCGACCATGTATGCGAAGAAATCGGCCGCCGGAACGGCGAGCTTCAAGCCGCTTCTAAAAATTAGCAGTACCGAGTATCTCGGCACCGAGCTTTTTCCCAGCGATGGAAGCTATGCCTATCTCTCGGACGTAATGACGGTGAGCCCGGCGACCAGCAATCCGTTCACGCCGTCGGAAATCAACGGGATGCAATACGGACTCAAGAGGATTAGCTGATGCCTGATGTAAGAGTTAGCCAGGCGCCGCGAGTTTCGCAGACCCATGACGCCGCCGATGTCGATGTCAGCCAGGCACCGCGAGTCTCGGTGCTCAATAACTTTGGCGATGTCGATATTTCTCAGGCGCCGAGGGTCGCCCTGTTGGACAACTTCGGCGACATCGATCTTTCGCAAATGCCGCGCGTGACCGTGCTTCGGCAGATCGTCCCGGCCTCCGAAGAAGATTATAATTTCGTGATCAACTGATTATGGGAAATTTAACTCTCCAGCAGGTCACCGCCAATACGGCCGCGAATTACGTGCAATCCAATACCGCCGACGACCAGGTCGACCTTGCTCTCACCGAGCAAAGACAGATCGCCGTCACCACGGCCGATATCGATCTGACGACTGGAAGCGCGCAGGATACCGCGAGCAATCTCTATAAGGCTCTGCGCTCGGTGAGGCTGGAGTTCACCGGAGCAATGACCGCCAACCGCAACGTGATCGTGCCGAACAATAAAAAGCTCTATCTGGTCAAACATAGCTGCACCGGCGGTTTTACGATCACGGTCAAGACCGCCGCTGGCACCGGCGTCAACCTGGTGAACGGAGATAAGAAGCTGCTGATTTGCGACGGCACCAACGTCGAGGCAGCGCTCTAAATAGACTTAGACTTGCGTGAATCGGAGGGTTCGCGGATAATCATCTTCGTTTTTGGAGTAGTGGTTTGAAATGCGCGGTTTGACATAGTCTCGACACGCGAGATGCTCGTCGACGGTCGACGGAAAGAGGCCGGGGCCGCTTCGTTTAAAGAAGCCGCCCTGGCTTTTTTTTATTAAAAGGCAATCGAGTCATGATTTACGAAATGATCGCCCTGCGGGGAAAAATCGCCGTGCTCGATGATCTTGCCGAGGAACATTGGCGTCAAATCGAGAGCGAATCCTTGGCCGTATTGCCCAATCTGATCACAGCGCGGGAGGATTTCCGCCGCGGCCTCATCGAAAAGGCACTGATCAAAACCAAGGGCAATAAAAGCGCCGCAGCTCGGTTATTGAAGATCGATCCAAGGAGTTTTGGTAAAAATTATGGAAGCTAAGGAGCGCGAGGAGTTCACGCGATTTTGCGAGCGCCAGATTCGCTCCACCGGCGGCGAGGAGCCCAGGGTTCATTGGGCGAAATTCTCCGGCCTTATTCAGTGCCGTTTTAGCGGCGATTTGCACACGGTCAATTTCGATTTTGGCGATTGCGGCGAAGAAGAAGCGAAGCATCGACTGACGCTATGCTGCATGGCGATGCTCGCGCGCCTGCAAACGCTCAAATTCGGCGCGCGATGGCACGAACGGAAATCTGATGCCTGAGAAACAAGGGTCGAGGGTGGATCATCCGGAGGCCTGCATCTGTCCGCTTTTATTGTTGATCGCTCGGCTTCTCGACGCCGGCATCGCGCAGCGCCAGGGTGTGCGAGTTGATGGAATGATCACGGCCGCCTGGGCCGAGTACAAAAAAGAAAGGCCAGTCATGACAGATGGCCGAGTCAAAAAATGATGACCCTTTCAATATCAAGAAACGCGCGCGCATCGAGGAGATCAAGCGCCGCCTGGCCGAGATCGAGGAGTACTCGCGTAACCGGATCGCCATGTTCGACGCGCTCCAGGAACTGAAAAGTTTGTGGCAGAGGATCAAAAACGTGGTGAAGATTCTACTGCTTTAGCGAAACAAGGCGGGCTTCTCGGCGCGCTCAACCAGCCCGTCGAGGGCAAGATCAGTCGCGGCGCGCTCTGGGGCTGCGGCATATTATTAGGAATATCATTGCTAAACGATCTCGGGATCAAATTCTCATCGGAAACCACCGGCTGGCTGGTGCTCTTCTCGCAGACATTGGCCGGCTATCTCCATCAAGAGGAAAAAAAATGACTGAGCTAAAATTTATCTACGGTTTTTTTCTAGCGCTGCTGGGTAACTGGCTCTTTGCCTGCGCCGCGCTCTTTTTGGCGCTGCTGATCCTCGGCGTTGTCATGGCCTGGCGACTGGCTCAAGGCCTTTGGTCCCGCCTACGCGATTGGTGGCCGGTCGCCGAATCGATCCTCGTGCCGGCGACGATCCTTGCTGCGGTCCTGCTCGCCGGCGGCTGCACAGGCATTCTTATGGCGGACGCGGCGCGGCAGGGAAAAGACCTCACTCCAGAGCAGATCAAGGCTTACAACGAGATCGGCAGCGCTGTTTATGGCTGCTTTCAAATCGGTGGTCCCCCACCGGCGGGAAATACCGTCTGGATCATCGTACCAAAAGGCACCGAGGCTAAATTTCATTTCGCGGATAACTGTCATTTGATCAATCAATAATCTTAGCGAGGGAGGAACTATGCTTCTCAAGAGACAATATGAAAGGAACAAGGACGGCAAACCGCTCAAAGTTTCAGGGATCAAAATTCAACGCGCCAAAGCGCGCCAGCATTTCACACCGTCTTTTATCGACGGTGGCGTGGCCGAGGGCTGGCTTAGGCGCGATGGCGACAAAATCATCCTCGGCAGTGGCAAGGAGGCTGTCACATACGTCATCGCTCATCCGCCTGGGATGTATTGCTGCCACTGCGACGAGCCAGTGAGCGACGGCGCTGCGGCGCGCGCGCATATCGAGGCGACCCATAAGGGAGCCTCGCCCGATCCGAGTAATCCGGCCGGATACCGCCAAGACAATTTCTTTGCCTGCATACTCCAGGGCAAGGAAGTCGACACTCTCAGCCGCGAACAGGCAATTGCTATGAACCGAAAAATTCGCGAGGCTTTTCATAAAAAGTTGGGCGATAAGTACCGCAAATAAGGAGAAAAAAAATGGCTAATTTTGTTTTCAATATTGCACTTGGCCGAGTGGCGGAGCTCTACAATCGCGTTGATACCAATGACCCGGCCAACTCCGTGCTCGTGATTTTGATCCTGGCGACCTCCGGCATCGAGTCAGATGCGGTGTTGAAGGATAAGGACGACTTTTCCGCCCTGGTTTCGGGCACGACGAACGAGGTCACAAATTCCGGCTATGCGCGAAAAACTTTGACCGATTCCGACATCGTCGCTTTCGCGCCTGACGATACTAACGACAGGGTCGACCTCGACATGCCTGACCAAACTTGGATCGCAGTCGCTGCCGGCGATGGCTTTAATGATTTCGTCGTCGGCTACGACAGCGATAGCACGGGCGGCACCGATTCGGGCATAGTGCCGCTCACTCAGCACGACTTCGTCGTCACGCCCGACGGCAGCGACATTACGGCGCAGATCGCTACGGCGGGATTTTATCGGGCGAGCTGATTTGAGATCGATTCTTGCACTCGGCATAGCGCTCATCTTGCTATTGCCCGCAGATGGAAAAGCCGCGGTCAAAACGTTTATGCTGAGCTGGCAAGACAACTCGAGCGACGAAGACGGATTTCGCATCTATCGCGACGGCGTTCTGATCGGGACTATCGGGGCGGATATTACGACCTACAGCGACTCGGCCAGCGGCAACGAAGGACAGCAATTCTGCTATCAGGTGAGCGCCTTCAACGCCGCCGGCGAGTCCGCGAAGACCGATCCGGTCTGTGGAACTATTCCCTTTTCTACCGTGCCGATCGCGCCGAGCACAATTGTCGCGCTTGCGAGCGACACGTCCATCTCACTCTCGTGGCATGATAATTCAGGCAATGAGGAGTACTTCGAGATAGAGTTCACAAGACAGAAGCCGCCCGCGATGAATCTTCTCCGGACCGGCTCCAATATAACCTCTTACCTATTCACCGGACTTAAGAAGAATACTCAGTACCAGATCCGGCTACGCGCGGGAAATGCGGCGGGAGTTTCCCCCTGGTCGCAATCGCTGGCGGTGATCACGAGTAGATGAAGAATTAAAGATGGCTATACCTCAAACCAAACTGCATGCCAACCGGGTGCTCGATCAGATTATGAACAACGTGGTGGGGCTTCAGCGAGACATGGCGAACAATGCCAATACTCACAAGGCAATGGCGTCAGCGCAGTCACCGGCCATTGCGACCCTGCGCCAGTTCGTCAACGACGCGGCGGCATCCTATCTGACGCGAATCCAATGGGGCGAGAATATCGTCAACACGCCAGCCAAGCTCACGATTCTGCAAAACAGCTGTTCGCGTATCGGAATTGCGGTCTCTGACATCACCGACATTACCAACGCCCTCAAAACCGAGGCAACCACTTTGCAGAATGCGAGCAAGACTACCTATGCGGAGATCATTGCAGCTTGCGATGTGGTGATCGCCGACGTGAACCTGCCGGATTCTTTATGGCCGGAATAATCGAAGAACACAGCGACTTGAAAAATCATCGCGTCTTTTCGATGTGGGCGGAAGCAGGGATACAGTTTCGCTCCAACGTAGTGACGGAAGTCGGTGGGTGCGTCCCGCTCCACTCGCACAGTTACGACCATATGGCGATTTGCACGCAAGGAAAATTCCGCTGCGAGGTTGACCAGGAATCGTTTGAGGTTACGGCGGGAAGTAAAATCTTTATCGGTATGGGGAAGCAACATACCTTTACCTTACTCGAAGCCGCGCCCGGCGAGATTCTTTGTCTATGGCCTATCCACAAGGCATAAATTTCCGCGCTACTGCAGGGTTCGTTACCGACGTGTCGCCTGATGCTGGCGAGTATAGCGCTGGCGCCGATTATCCGTTCACAACCGCACAGGGAAATACTGTCGGGTGGGAGTCTGCGCTTGCTGACATGGGCGGGGACAGGCGCGACCGTTCCACCGTGCCCGATGTGAGACTGGCGGGACTACACTGGATTGGGGCCGATCCTCCGTGGACACCGGGGCTTGATTTTCGCTTGGACCTGCCGTCAGCGGGTAACTACGACATTAACCTCGCCTCCGGCGATTATAGCTATGCTCGCGGACCTAATAAAATGGAATTGTTAGATACCTCCACGTCCCTGGGCGTGCTGGTTAATGCGGCGACCAGTGCGGCGGCGATGTTTCTCGACGCAACAGGCGTCGAGCGTACCGCTGCTGCATGGCCAGGCAGCAACGCAGCGGTCACTAAGACATTTAGCACGGCTATTTGCCGGTTTCGCGTGGGCGGTGGCGCATCGGACGTGTCAGCTATCGCGCATTTGCGCGTGTCTGCCCACACCTCGCCACCAGGACCGATCACCGCGAACCGCGCTTATCGCCCGCGTCCATTTGCGCCTGGGATAGCTCGGTAAAGGGAGAGAATAATGAGCAGACAATTCTGGACTGAACTTTTGTCTTGGGCCGTTGCCGACGGTACTGCAATAGCCAATACGACCACCGAAACGATCGTTTTTCCCAACGTGACGATCCCGGCCAATTACATGGCCGACGGTCGCGCGCTGCGCCTGCGCGCAAGCGGCAAGCACTCGACCACTGGCACGCCGACGCTTCTGTTTCACGTGCGCTGGGGAGGCGCGGCCGGGACCATTATTGGCCTATCGCCGACGTTTACCACGGGCAGCGGTGTGTCGAATAATCTCTGGGAAGTTAATGTCGTTATACAAACGCGAAGCAACGGCTCGACTGGCACTCTGCTCTTGATCGGCAACGTGATGGTGCAGGGAGCGACCACGCCGGGGCAGCTCATGTGCGTGGCCGGGAGCGCGACGCCCGCGGCGACGACCTGCGACCTGACTGCCGATACTGCGCTTTCGCTCACCGCGACCTGGGGCACGGCGAGCTCATCGAATACTCTAACCGGAATGATTTATGAGCTGAGTTCGTACAACTAGCGAGGCGCATGGAAGATGACAAATCTCAAATCTTCAAAAAGAACGATTTTAAAATGATCGCCGTCTGCACCCCGGCGCGTGATCTCGTGCATCTGCGTTTTGCTTGCGATCTTTTCTATCTCGCTCTTTTCGCCGATCCCGAGGCGCTTGATTTTATTCCGTGCGAGGGCACTGTGATCCCGAATCAGCGCTCGATGCTCGTGCGCGAGGCGCTTCGGAGAAAAGCCTCTTATGTGCTTTTCATCGACAGTGACATGAGATTTCCCTATGACTTGATCGCGAAAATGCTCCGGCACAACAAGCCGATCGTGGCGGCCAATTGTGTCGACAAACGCAGCGGCAAGCAAACCGCTATCGTTCAAAATGGCCGAGTGATCAGCGTCGGCTGCGCGGTGATGATGATCGAGAGGCGGGTTTTCGAGGAGATCTCCGAGCCGTGGTTCGCGATGCCGTTCGACGGGGAGAAGCTCGTCGGCGAGGATCGTTTTTTTTGCCGCAAGGCGAGCGAGGCGGGCTTCGAAATTTTTATCGACGAGGAGCTCTCCCGCGAGATTCGCCACATTGGCCTTGCCGAATATTCGATCGAGGGGGAGGAAAAATAAAATGGCGCAGGAAAAAGTTATTTTGACGATTACTCTCAACGAAGACTCGACTGTCAACGTCACGGGGCCGATCCGGGACCGCCTCCTTTGCTACGGTCTGCTCGAGGAAGCGCGACAGATCATCCATGAGTACGGTAAAAAAGCAGAAAGCCGAGTTGTCCCCGTGACGCTTGTGCCGCCGATCAATCGCCTCTCTTAGATCCTTGGCCATCGCAGCGAACATCATTATTATCTGGCCTTCGACGGCGGCGAGCATTCCCTCAGGGTGGTCGCGCGAGACCGCTCTCGACGCCAAATATCCGAAGGGCGCTGCGGCGGCGGCAGATCCCGGCGGCACGGGTGGGGCCCTGACCCATACACACACTTCGCAAAGCCACACGCACACCACGGCGCATACGCATACGGTGCCCAACTCTCCGGCGGGCAGCGGCGCCACAGCGCGCGACACCGGGACTACGAATCCAGCGGACACGCATACTCATGGTAGCAACCCCAGTACGACGAACCCGACCACGGCGACGGCAGGCGACACGCCAACGACAGACGCGATCAATCATGAGCCGCCTTTTTTTACGGTGATCTTCATCAAGTCGGACGGAACTCCTTTAGGCATCCCCAATGCCGCGATCACGCTATGGAACGACAACATCGACGTGCCTCCCGGATGGGCATTGGCCGACGGCGGCGGCGGCCGGCCAGACCTGCGCAACAAGTTCATCAAAGGAGCGGCGGCAGCCGGTGATGGCGGTAGCACGGGCGGAGCGACGACCCACAGCCATACGCTCGCGAGTCACACTCACAGCACGCCCTATGCGCATGGCCATCCGGACGTGACCAGTTCGACTACGGCTTCGGGATTGGTGGCCGGCTCCATATCGGGCGCAAACGTGGGCACGGCGACCTCAGCGCACACGCATACCCTCACGATCGGTTCTACCTCGCCGGCGATCACCGGGAGTACGGACGCGACCGGCACGGGAGCCAACGAGCCTCCCTATCTGCAGCAGGCTTTCATCCATAACGGCCGGGGCAACGACGAGCTGCCGCGCGGAATCATTGCGATCTGGATCGGCACTCTGGCGGCGATCCCTGATGGGTGGAATCTTTGCGACGGGAGCAAAAACACGCCGGATCTACGCAGTCAGTTCGTCAAAGGTGCCAACACGCTTTCGGATATTCGCACGGCCGCGGGCTCGCTCACTCACACTCATACGCCTACGGGACATACACATCCGATTGCAAGTCACACCCACACGGTGACGGCGGCGGCGGGCGCCGGCGAGAACCGCACGGCCGGGTCGACTAACGCGGCGACCACGGCCCATACCCATCCCTCTTGGTCGGCAACTGGCGCATCGAGTCTCACCTCGGGCAGTTCCACCCCGACTGTGGATAACCAGACCGACACTCAACCGCCTTATTATGCAGTCGCTTTTGTCCAGTATGCTCCGGCCCTACAATGGAACAATTTCCTGCACTCGCGCGCGGACCGCGGCAATGCCGGGATAATTTCGTTCACGGAAAAAATTAGATGAGTTTCCCGAGCAGGAGAGCGCCCTATTTCAGTTTTATTCGCTTGCAGCCCTCCGCCGCGACCAGCGTCGCGGTAGACCAGACGACCGAGACCGATCTCGCCCAGGCGGTCTCATGGGCGCCGAAAAATCGCCTTGTCAATCAAGCGAGCGAGACAGATCTCGCCCAGGCGATCACTTCCCGAAAGACCAGAGCTCTCGGCCAATCGAGCGAGACCGATCTCGCCCAGGCGATCACCGCGGTCAAGAGCAAGTTGCTCGGCCAACCGAGCGAGACCGATCTCGCCCAGGCTCTCACGCGACTAAAGACAAAAACGGTCGGCCAACTGAGCGAGACCGATCTCGCCCAAGCGCTCACGGCTCTCAAGACCAAAACACTCGGCCAAGCAAGCGAAACCGATCTCGCGCAGGCAGTCGCCGTCAATCCGCAGCGCCGGCTGATCGGCCAAGCGAGCGAAACCGATCTGTCGCAGGCAATCAGCGCGCGAAAGACGGTCACGCTCGGCCAATCGACTGAGAGCGATCTAGCGCAAGCTGTCTCTCGCGGCGGGCATTTAGTGGCAGTGGCGCAGGCGACTGAGACTGACTCGGCACAAACGGTCACGGCACGAAAAACCAGAGCGCTCGGCCAATCGACCGAAACCGATCTCGCCCAAGCGGTAACGGCCAATCCGCAGCGGCGCTTGGTCAATCAAACCACCGAGACCGATCTCGCGCAGGCGATCACGCCGGTCAAGACCAAAGCGCTCGGCCAATCGACCGAAACCGATCTCGCCCAAGCGCTCACGCGGCTAAAGACGAAAGCGCTCGGCCAATCGAGCGAGACCGATCTCGCCCAGGCGATCACCGCTGTCAAGAGCAAATTGCTCGGCCAACCAAACGAGACCGATCTCGCCCAAGCAATTGCCGTCAATCCGCAGCGCCGCTTGGTCAATCAGACGTCCGAGAGCGATCTCGCTCAGGCGATCACGACAGTCAAGACCAAAGCGCTCGGCCAGTCGACCGAGGCCGATCTCGCCCAGTCGATTGCGAGGGTCAAGACCAAAGCGCTCGGCCAATCGAGCGAGACCGATCTCGCCCAGGCAGTCACGGCCTCAGGGAACAAAGTCATAGCGGTGGACCGCGCTATCGAGTCCGACAGCGCGCAGTCGATCACGGCGCTTAAGAACAAAGCGCTTGGCCAATGTTCCGAGACCGACCTGGCGCGACCGGCAAGGTCTGTCAAACAAAAGACTCTCGGCCAATCTTCCGAGACTGATCTAGCGCAAACTATCCGCCCGGCTCGGCTTTATCTCGTCGGCCGGGCTAGCCAGACCGACTCTGCTGGCGCCGTAGCCGGCGCCAAGCGCAAAATACTCGGCCAGACTTCCGAGGGCGACCTCTCGCAGGCGATCGCGCGCGCGAAACGCAAAACGCTCGGCCAAGCCTCCGAGTCCGATTCTGCGCAATCGGTCACCCCGTCCCATCAATGGACTCTCGGCCAATGCTCCGAGAGCGACAGCGCGCAATCCGTTATATGGGCCCCGAAGATCCGGCTCATCGGCCAAGCAAGCGAAGCCGACCTGGCACAGGCTGTCTTGCTAGTCGAAACCCACCGCGAGGGGCCGATCTGCGCCGAGCCGCATATTGGCCCGGTCTTCTCCGCGTCAGTCTCGGTAGCGCCGGTGCTCAGTGGCGAGCCCGATATCGGCCCGGTTTTCTCTGTGTCGATCTCGGTAGAGCCGCTACTTGGTGGCGCGCCGGTTATCGCGGCCTGCGCCGGCAGTAAAAGGGGGCCGCTCGTCCGCGCGGCTTAAAAAAAACGGGGGGGATTATTCTATGGAAGCTCTTTACTGGAAAAACGATACTCTGCTCGAATTGCGTTCGCTCAGAAACGAAGTCACCAAGCAGTTCGTGAACAACGCGACGGTCACCGCGGTGATCAAGCAAAACAGCGACGGCTCGGAAATCGGCGGCGCAACTTGGCCGCTGACTCTTTCCTATGTCGCGGCGTCCAATGGGCTCTATCGCGGCATTGTCGAGTCCGATGTCAATGTCGAGGTGGGCGATCTACTCGATCTGGAGATCACGGTCACTGCGCCCGGTAATCTCGACGGTTTTTTCAAGCTCCCGCTCCTGGTAAAAGAGCGCCGCGACAATTAGCCAGCAATCAGATTGCGCCCCAGGCGGCGATAATCCATAATCGAGCAAATTTCCGCCGCGGCCTGGCGGATAACAAGGCCCTCCGAGCGCTTTTATGGCGCCGGAGGGTTTTTTTATGTCTTTTTTGATCTCGCCCGATCTCCTCGCAATCGTCACGCTCTGGCAAGAGGCGCGAGGTGAACAATTCAATGGAAAATGCGCCGTCGGCGAGGTGATCCGAAACAGGATCGCTTACAGATATGCCAGCGACGGGACGATCGCCGGCACCGTGCTCCGGCCAAGCCAATTCTCGGGCTGGAACCCTGGCGACCCCAACCGCATCGCCAGCCTTAAGCTCGATGACCTCGACCCAATGGTGATCGAATGCGCGCGCGCCTGGAAAGAATCCGCATCGAGCAATTATGCCAAAGGAGCGGTGCTTTATTGCAACTTGGCGATCTGCATCCCCAGGCCGGGCTGGGCGAAGAAAGAAAAAAACGTCGCGGTGATCGGAGCGCACAGTTTTTTTATTGACTCGTGACCTGTCCGCGCTGCGGTGCGCCGATCGCCGAAGGCTTTTATTGCATTCGCTGCGGTCTCTGCCCGGTGTGGCCGCGCCGGATTGGAAGGAATATGAAAACACTTAAAATCGATGACGAAGAGCTGAGTCAGGCTTGCCGGAACTTAAAAGACGCCAATGCCGCGCTCTCGCGCGCGACTCAGTCGGCGAAGGCCGCCAAGCAGCTAATCCGCCAGCGGTTGATCGACCTGCGCGATGTGGATATCGGCGCGCTGGAGATCGGCGAGCTGGTCCAGGTGGAAAGACTGCTGCTGATCGAGATCGCCAAGCAGAGCCGTTTCGACGAGGCGCGCTTTCAGCTCGACCAGGCCGAGCTTTATCAGAGTTATAAAAAAGATTTTCCGGTGATCAAATACAAGTCTCTGATCCAAGAGGGATGAAATAAATGGAAACGTTGGAGCTACCGGAGCAGGTCAAAGTATTGGCCGAGCTGCACCTGTTCTGCGCCAATTGCCTCGGCGAGATGGTTTTTATCGCTCGTAACGAAGTCGAGAAACGCGCGCTCTACGCCCAAGCGGCCGTCAGCGAGCCGGCAGTTTGCGAGGACTGCCAACGAGTTTCGTGGGGATAAGACCTAGAGAGCGCGCGATTGTTAACGCAGCTCTGCTTGCAGTTCGCGCGTCAGATCCTCGCCCGCCTTATTCGCGCACTCGCGGTTCCATGCGGCACGGAAACCGGCCTCATTGTCATTGAAAGCGAATTTCAAACTGCGCTCGACCACGGAATTTCCCCTATTCATGCCGCCGAAGCCGTTCTGCCCGCGCCATTGGAGACAAACCGAGGAGCTCGTGACAATCGCTTTTTCCAACACGAAGCTATCCGGGTTCCGTTGCGCCTTCTTGACCGCATATACCGCCATAATTGCCGCATCGAGCCTAGGATTTTTTAGTTCTGGAGGATCCGAGCTCTTTTTGCCGAAGCTTCCTATAATGATGAGACCAAAAAAGATTGCACAGCACCAACCAAGCTTTTTCATTTTTTCTTTAGCTCCTTGAGCTCGCGCAGGGCGTCGGTTTTTTCCTGGAATTGTTCCACGTTTTGCAAAAGCGCCAGGATGACGTCGTCCTCGGCGACGAGCACGAGCTTCTTTACTTTTTCGACTAGGGTTTTTCCGGCTTCGGTGAGGTTTTGCGCTCCGGATGATTCGGCCACGAAAAAATTCTCCTCTCTTTCGATCAATTGGTTGAGCGGAATCTGAAACATATTCTCCATTGATTTAATAAGCTGAATAGATGGATTTTTTCGTCCGGCAACGAGATCACTTAAATGCTGCTGTGAAATGCCCAGCCTCGCCGCCATTTTTTTGTAGTTTCCGAATCGACCCGACCCTTTGATTTCCTTGAGCTTTTTTGAAACCGCGGAAATATTTAAAGCCTGGCTATATTTTTCGCTTGACATAATTACAGCTAAGCTGTAAAACTCACCTTGCGTTAAATGATTAACTCAAACACGAAACGCAAAAGAACTAAGCCAACGAGGGAGCGGCGCCCGCCGACTCAGGTCACGCTCGCGCTTTATGCCGCGGGTACTTCGCCCTCTGAGATCGCACGACAGTGCGGCGTGAGTAACTCTCTCGTCACGCGGGTCTGTAACGGACAAAGCACATCAGCCCGCGTCGTGGTCGCCATAGAGAAAGCCACGGGCAAGTCGTGGGACAAGCTACGCGCCGCCTAGAGCCGGACTTTGCCCGGTCAGTGCTCTAGGCGGCGTATTTTTTTCAAGCGGTGAGTTTAACTCAAATGTTTAACCCTGGGCAAGAGAAAAATGCAGCGATGGCGGAAGCCTATTCTACAGCCGGTGACGCAGAATTCTCGGAAGGGGTGCAGAAAAAAAACAGAGGCTCATAGTGATTTGCTCCACCTGATCAGAGAAATTGAGAATCTTCACGCTTCCGAGCTCCATCTGCTTGTTTTTTGTCTCGATCAGGCTCGCAAGGAATTGGCCAGAATAATGATGAAGGATGCGGAGGGGAGACAGAAAATTGGTGGGAGTGCAGAAAAGATTCGAGCTCCGCGAGCTTTTGGACGGATCCCCAAGCGCGGCCTATAAAAGAGCGCTGCAGGAGCCATTCGACCTAAAAGACGTTCCTGATATTGGAGCGGATTTTAAAATTTTCGCGGCGTTCGTCCTTCATTTGAGCGAGTCTCATCCTACAACATTCATACTTCCGCAAAGGCGGCTTGCCGAATTATTTCGCTCGAATCAAATCGAAATTTCGAGAGCGATCGGACTTCTTATCAAATTCCAAATTATCGAAAGAGTGGAGGAAGCCAATTTCTTGGAACATCGCGCCGCTCTCTACCAATTGGGCGTTAATGGGAAAAAGATTAAATGCGTCCCCGCCATTTAATTATCGACGATATTTTTGAGCAGCTCGGCGGCGTGAAAGCTGCAGCGGAGCGGCTCAGAGTGGCGGAGGGGACGGCGCGGACCTGGGAGCAGGATCCGGAGCGCTCGGGTCGGGAGATACCCATCAGACAGCTGCTTAAAATAATCTCGCTCGCTGCGGCAGAGATCGCGAGCGAGCAAGGCGAGGCGCTCCTGGATGAGCTGCTAGAGCATTTTTGTGCGCCGGCGAATCGGAAACTCGTGACCGCAGCGGCAATCGCGGAGTTGGAGCGGGCGCTAGAGGCGATCCGGAGCGGGGCCGCATGCAAGCGAAGAAAAGTCCTCGGCTGCGCGGACTGCGGCGACGAGCTCAAGATTGCGGGGTCGATCGACGGGAGGAGGGTCTATGTGTGCCGGACCTGTGGAAAATAAGTCGATTTCCACGGCGGAGCGCCTCGATCTGCTTCGCCTAGCGCTCGGGCGCAACGACAAGACGGAGATCGATCGGCTAATTTTCGATTATGTTGGCGATGATCACTGGGCAATTGAGAAGGGAAGAGACGGACCGTCGGAAAAATAGGGAGGCTCTATGAAGGATCTACCTTTTGTGATCTTTACCGCCGCACTTGTATGTTTTCTCGGCTGGCTCTGGGTCCAGGCCGTGGTGATGCTGCAATACCGAGTCGCCGGTGCCGTGACGCAGGTAGTAGAACTTGGAAAATAGACAGACGCTGGTTTTTTTCTGCCCGGTCGCGATTGTCGCATGGCTCATCATGCAGCGCTTGGTCGAATGGCTCTTGATGGCGGGCTTGATCGCCTTGATCCTTTGGCAAGCCGACTGGATCGAAAAAACTTTGCGGGCGCTCTTTGGAACCTAAAATAATGATGAGATTGATCGACGATATCATCGGGCTGTTCGCGGTCGTTTTCGGCCTGGTCGCGCTCGCTTATTTTTTTGAGCACGCAGATATCTTTATCCCTGCGGCTGCGATGGGTGGACTGTTCTGAGAATGCGCTGGACGGAGTTCGCTTTCTGGGCGGCTATCGGATTTATCGTGGCGCTTGCTCTGATAAAACTCTTCAATATTCCGAGCTGGATTCCTTGAGATAATTTTGTGAAAAAGATCTATCATGGCGCGGACGGAAAAAAAATGTGCGCGCTGAAGGACGAGGACCATCAAATCCTCATTGTGCCAAAGGGATTGATCGACCTTAGCGTATGGCGGCGCGTGCACCGAACCAAGTCCTTGGATCGCAAAATAAAAAAAATGATTGAGTGGTCTTGCCGAGCTGAATGATGAGCAGGACGCCGCTTGTTCTCACCGTGGGCAGCCCGATCCTGGCAAAATATCTGAAGTATGAAATCTCGCTCGCCGAGGTCGCATCTATCACCGCGGCGGTCGCGGAGGCCACGAGGCTGTGTGTCGGAAAAATGCAAATGACGGACATCCGTTTTTTTTCTTGGGAAAACAAGGCGCCGCCGCCAAGGGCGCTGATCGATGACGACTTCATTTATGAGGAGCCTCACGAATGAGCAGAAGCGGCTATGATTTTGAGTGCGAAAATTTGAATCTCTACCGGCGCGCGGTCGAAAAAGCGATCAGGGGCAAACGCGGCCAAGCTTTTCTGCGCGAAATGGCAATAGCCATGGATGCCATGGCGCGGAAGCGACTCATCGCTGGCGAGCTGATCGATGCGGAGGGCGAGGTATGCGCGATAGGCGCAGTATGCAAAGCTCGTCGAGTTTTTGATACTTCGGGGATTGCGATTTCTGACCCCTCTTCCGTTGCGCAGGCGATGGGCATCGCGACGGCGCTCGCCGCCGAAATCGAATATATAAATGATGACGATTTTCGCCGTTATGCGGGACGAGAAAACGAGGAGCAACGCTGGCAACGGGTCCGCGCTTGGATAAGAGAGCAGATTATCTCATGATGAAAATTCTTCGCGCGCTCCGCGGTGAAAAATTCCGTCCGATCAAGATCGAGCCATATCCGAATCATATCCGGGCTGTCTTCGAGCGCTCCTTTTCCGCCGAACTAGAAACCCGAAACCCGAAATTGGAGACCTGTCTGCCCTGGCGCTGGCCGCGCGGCACTTGGTTTCAAAACCGCCGCATCGAGCTGCGGCGCGGGCGATGACGTGCATGGCGGCTTTGACTGCGATAATTATTTTGGGCGCGCTCGCAGCCATTCGGGTCGTCTCTGCGCTCAGCGCGGGCACGAACTAGATCCCATGATTTCTTTTTTTCAGATTATCGGCGCAATGTTTGCCTCACCAGAATGAACAATCCCTGCATTCTTTGTAAAACTTCCCAGACCGCCATCCCCTTGCCGCGGCCGCTGCAGTCGGCGCTGCTTTCCTGCTGCCATCTGCTAGTGCCGGGGGCGAGCGAGCCGGTCTGCGCCCAGTGTCGGCGCTTCTATGAAAAGCACCTAAAAGAGCACGACGGGAAAAATCTCGGCTATAAGAAGCCGGAAGTAAAAAATCACCAAAGACAAGGAAATTTGTTATGAGCCGACGGCGTGACCTCAGCACGGACATATCCACCGACAAAAAATTCAAGGCCGAGAACATCTCGGACCTGGCGGCGCTCCTCTATACCTGGATGATCCCCCATGCGGACGATTTCTGTCGCCTGCTGGCAAAGGACCCCGAGGAGGTCAATCTGCTGGTCTGGCCCAACCGCAAGAAAACCGATGAAGAGACGGCGGGATGCCTCGACGAGCTGCTCGATGCCGGGCTGATCGGTCAGGAGGAGGATGGTCATTATTTCTTTCCAGCGGCATCATTCTACAAATATAACACGAAGATTCCTGCGGATAAGCGTGTGGTTACGCCGCCGCTGCGGCAGCAAAAGCCCGCGATCAGGGTTGGGAAGGAGGGGAGTGCGGCGGTGATATCGCCAGAAAAAGCCGATAAACGCCATTTGTCGGCGAAATCGCCAGAAAAGGCCGTCTCATCTTCTCTTTCTCTTTCCCCTCTTCATTCTCATTTACCTTTACTTATTGGCGGCGCCGGCGCGCCGCCTTCGCGCGCGCGCGCGGAACTAATTGAAGACAGTGATTTGGGATGGCTTGAAGTCGAAGATACTGGAACGGGGACCCTCCGGAGTTTGGAGAACGCGGATTTGGGACTCGGAGAGAAGCATCCGGCAATGTTGTGTGGCTGGGATAGGTGGCGCAGGCTGGAGCAGTTTTGGAAACTCGAAGGAAAAAAGCTCGCCATTCATCAGGTCGAATCTTTATTCATGAAGCTCGAAGAAATTCGCAAGAGCGGCCATGATCCGGGCGAAGCGGTCGAAAAATCATTACGTTGCGGGTGGAAGGATATTTATGCGCCGGATAGGGAACCTCAAGCCGTGACTTCCCTACAAGTGGCCACCGCGCGGGCGCTTAGACATGGGTTAGAATGATGATGTCGCGCGCAGACTTTAATATTGAATTTGCAGCACTTCTTAACGCTTTTCCACATTCAAAAGAGCATAGGGACGAAAAAACGCAGGAAATTTATTATCAAATGCTTGGCGAAATTCCCATTGATCGATTCAAATTGGGCGTGCTTTGGTGCATTGATCATAGCGGATTTTTTCCAACTATCGCACAGCTCGGCTCCGCAAGCTTCTGGGGCAATCCGGAGTGGCGGCAAGCGCTCGTAAAGCAAAAACGGGAAGACTTTCAGAAAAAAGTTGGAAAACTGCAACCACCGCTGACTGCTCAGCAAAAAACTGAAAACCAAAAGAGGGTTATGAAAATCATAGATAAACTTACAAGAAAAAAGAAAAAGAAAATCGCCACGGACCAAGAGAAACAGGATATCTACAAGCGAATGGTTGAGACGAAATTCTGGTCTGATAGCGAACTGTTGGCGCTCGCGAAAGAATCAACGGCGAAACGACTCCAGGCACTGCTCGATGAACAAATTGCCGCGAGGAACAGGCTGGATATGACTTCTTCAGTACCTGTTATGCAACAACCTGCATTCATCGGTGAGCCAGAAGGCGCGGATCAATATAAGCCTGTGAAATAATCCTAGAGAAAGCATGTTGCGTAAAGCAGGAGATGTTGGCTCATGATTGCAGCCCGGCCCAACGTGGCGCAGGTCATGCAAGCTATGAAAGCGCGCGGGTGGAACGTAAAATCTACTTGCACACACTGCGGCGTTAATAGTAAGACGCTTCAGAAAATTCTTTCGGGGGAGCTCCCCAGACGGATCGACGCGCTGTTTCGCCTGACCGAGGGCCTGGGCATCCCGATACAGGAGGCGGTGATCAATGCCAGCGCACATCAAGGCAAGGCCGGATCGGGGCGGCGGCTTATATTATTTGATCGACGGCGAGATCAGAAAATCCCTGGGCACGAGCAAAAGGGGCCTGGCGCAGCTTAGGCTGGAGCAATACATCCGTGGCGAGTTTGGCCTAGGGCCGGAGCTGACATTGAAGGAGTTCTATGAAAAATGGATCGCGCTCAGAGTCGAGGATGAGGCGCAGGGGCTGATTCGTCCGAGCGCATTGCGCGATTATCGCCAGCATTTCAGCTCACGGATACTGCCCGCGCTCGGCGATCGCCAGCTTTGCGAGATAACTGTCGACGCGCTTAATAATTTTCGCTCAAAGATCCTCAAAACGGCCAAGCTCAAGACTGCCAGAAACATTATCGACGGATCGTTTCGCGCCTTGTGGCGCGCCGCGCGGAAGGAAAAAGCCGCGCGTGAGGACCCCTTTGAGCTTGTGGAATGGCCGACAAGGCTCGCGCCTGCGCCTGATCCCTTCACCGCTGAGGAGCGGGATAAAATAATCGAGTGGTGGCGTATAAATGATTATTTCTATTATCCCTGGATAAAGGTGCAGTTCAGCACGGGGATGCGGCCTTCGGAGGCTTCTGCGCTTAAGTGGAGCGATATCGATCTGCAATCTGGAAGCATCGTTATTTCCAAATCGCTTGATCTGGGTAAGGAAAGCGCGCCAAAAACTCGTCATAGCGGAAGGACGATCGCTATAAGCCCCGAAATCGCCGCAGCGCTAAAGATCCTCCCATCCAGGGCCCTCGGAATCGATTCAGTCTTCGTGAGCAAGCTCGGAAGGCCAATGACCAAGAAGTGGGCGCAACATAATTGGTCCGCACCGCTCGTTGAGCTTGGCATCAGGCATAGGAAGTTCTATTCGACAAGACACACTTTTATCACTGAGGCGATCAAGCGGGGCGATGAGCCGCTGGCTGTCGCACAATATTGTGGGACGTCAGTGCAAATGATCCAGGACGATTACTGCGGCAAGCTCGATTTGGATCGCACCAAAATCGCACCGGCTGGCCAAAATTGTAATGAAATCATGGTTGCGGGGCCGGGATTTGAACCCGTCGACGACTTCGAGCGCATGTGTGAGGAAGTGCGACGACTAAGGGTTTTCAAAGGAGCACAACTCCTTAAAAGCGCCTAAAAGCTCCCATCGGCGACTATCGATCGCACCGAAATCGCACCGCTCCCACTCTTGGCCCGATCTGTGCTATGATCCGTCCATTGAAAAGATGTGCTTAAATTCTATCGGAGTTCGGAGCGGCAAAGACTGCCGTTTTTTTTTATATGCCGATAGTTTCGCCTCCGCTACAACCCCGCGCCGCATCCTGGCTTGAAGTAATCCGTGCTGAATTAAAGAAGCGCGACCGCAGTATCGAAGTTGACACTGAGACAACTAAAGTGACGATCGAATTGATATTGGGCAAGCGCAGCGGCAATCCGGTAAAGATTCGTTATCTCGTCAGTTCGGAATTCGATCTCACTCAAACACCTTGAAGGCGAGCATTGGCTCTCCGCATAATGGCACAAAGATGAAAATCGAATTAGTTACGTTCCTAGCGCGGGAGAACGGCCTAACGCTACGTCTGGTGCCGGACAATGAGATTGAGCGAGAGTTACTAAAGGGGTTCGTGGCGCATGGAAAGTTAGAGTTCGCTGACGGTCACATGAGGATCGAATGGAGCTTGAGGGCAGAATCAGATTGATGCATTTATTTCGTCGTTTTTGCCGGCCGCATCTTGGCTTGAAGTCGAAGATACTGGAACGGGGACCCTCCGGAGTTTGGAGAACGCGGATCCTACGCAGCGCGAAATTTTTCCAGATTCTAGGTGGCTTCTAGGGGCACTATATTTCGCTGTGGGAGCCACGCAGGAAGAACTCGCCCAGCATCTTGGCGCAACCCAACCCTCCATCGCTCAACTGT